ATGCTAACAAACCAACGGTCTGCCTTACAGGAAATAGTAGCTGACATAATTTTACCAGTAAAACGCAAAGGCTCACGCATTCTAACCCAGCCAAGGCGGGCTATACGGATGCGCGAACCTTCTACTTTAAACTGGTCATTAGATAGCGTAAATCGGTCATTCTTTCCCTTCTTGCGTAACTTAGGGTACTTAGCTCGTCCTGCGAAGAAGTTCTTGAATGCCTGACCTAAATGGAGAATTGCTATTTGCGGAGCGCATTTAGTCACCTCCAGCATCCAAGGGAACTGCTCGTGCTTAATGGCGTTCAACTGACGGCTTAATGCAAATTCCGATGGCTTGGGTAATGAAGGATCGGCTTTCCATGCCTCGTACTGCCGATTCCACTCTACCAGCGCCCAGTTGTAGGCAAATCTAGCTATCCCGCAAGCTTTCTTAAAATAAGTCGCCTGTACATTAATCATATTTTATGTCCATCAATATCTTCCATTTAATAAATAAAATATCAAAGATTTGTGCATTTTGCAAGCCACTTTTTTCAAATTAATTGCCGCGTTCAAGTCCCTGTCATGAACTAAATCATTATCGTGATTTTTGCCAGATGGCTATTATAGCACTCTTGATGTAAGCGCTGGCTCTTAAATTGTTTTGGTAAAGAGCTTTAGAAGATGAAGCATCTTTTTCTTGGCTAAAGAAAGCGTGCATAACATCAGGCATAGTACTTGGCCCATTGCCTAGCATAGCCTCAAATAGGCCATTCCTAACTGGAACAGTCTCATTTATTTTTTCCATAGGCATTCTAATCCACCAGCGATTTCCAAAAATCTCCCTATGAACGAACAAAGCTTTCATGACTATGTCCCTCACATACCAGAGGCCATCCTTAGGGTATAGAGCTGGCCAAAAAGCCCAATACCAACCGCCCATTAATAACCAGTGCACCCAAAACACAATTTTCCAGAACGTACTGTGCTTAGAAGCTATTGCAAATAAACATGAGCTAGTATAAAACTGCGGCCCTGCTGCTGGCTGGCCCAATTTTAAAGCGTCGCTATCTGGACAATAGTTGATTCCAAAGTTGTTACACCTATTTGAAACATCACCATTATTAATTTCGTCCCAGCTTCTAGTGCCTAAATATTTTAGGTAGTTCTTAGCTGCCCGTTTAGCTGCATCATAAGCAGCTTTTTGCTCTTCTTCAGGCATTAGAACGTAAGCAAAGGCCCAAGCTACAACACAATCGCCAGAAACTTTTTTTAAGTTTAACGTGTAATCATCTGCTACAGCTCTAGCAAAATTACCGCTTCCATCCATAAGCAACTTTAAACCTTCAGCTTTGATAAACCCATACTGGGTTAAAGCTCCATGGTCGTCGTCATTAGCCAATAAGTGGCCGCCTAATCTAGTACTTCTTCCAATCTCAAAATCTGGTTCCCAGTGTGCTGGGTTGGTTTTGTCAACTTTCTTAAACAAAAACAATCGCCAAAATAACCATAAAAAGGGGTATAGTATATAGACAACCCCTTGAAAAGGTAATCCAATAAATATAAAAAATAGCCATCTAATAATACATAAGTTTTTCATAACCTAACCTCCATATGAGGAAAGATTGTTATTTACAAATTTATGATTCAAAAAAGCGCTATTCCCACCCTAAAGCTTGGGCTATAATAGGCAATTCCTTTACGAAAATCTCACGAATTGCAATAGCTATTTCCTGATGTTCTTTTTGAGTGCCATTGCCAGAACGAAGCTGTAAATAATGAATCCACGAACGTATATTACCAGTCATGTATAATTTAGTTTGAGTGCTCAAAGGCAGCAGAAATCTAGCCTGCTCTTTAGCAATACTTTTCGCTAAGGCTTCTTTATATAAGTTCATAGCTAAGTTTTGAACTTGTTTTTGGGCGTTGTCAAACCATTGCTTATCTTCTTGGCTCATATCATCTATAGAATTCTGCCTATTTTTACTATCTTGCCGCCTAGCTGGGTAGGTTTCAAATTCCTGAACTTCTGCATAGCGTTGAGAGAATTCTTGGAAGGAAAAAGAACGGTGCCTAAGAATCTGGGCGGCAATAGCTCTACTAGTAGTAATTTCTACTGTCATGTGCGCCATTTCAAACACTGACCAGTGACCGTTACGAATACAATAGTCTATAAGCTTAGGATTATTAGAAGTTTGGTTTTTGGGATTTGAAACTCTGGCACAGTACATAATAAGATTTTCAGGACTTATAGAACCTAGTGCCTTTTCAAGGTCTTCATCACTAATTACTGTTTTAGCTATTAATCTCACTTTCATATTCTTTGTCTGCGGGATATCGGTATTATTATTGGCACTTACAACCCGCATCTCCTTTCTATATTTTATCACAAATACCTATATGACAATACGCACTGACCAATGTTCAATCTGCGCACTACGAATTTATCCCCTGTCAGCTTTAATTATTCTCTCCACCATCTCTTTTGTCATTTCGTTAGTGTTGGCTAAATTAATACGAACAGATTGAAAATCAGCACCACACTCTTTACCAGAGGTAAATTCAACATTTGCCTTTTTAAATATTTGTTCCATCCTATCATCAGTTCTAAAAAACGCAAACATTCCAAAAGGCGATATATGATCCTGCCCAAAGATGTGCTTTAATTTCAACACTTCTTCCCTATTATTATCAATCAATGCTCTTGATTGCAAGAAGTACATAAGTAATCTGTTTTCATCCTTTAGTATCTCTTTGGCTATATACTGGCTTGGGTAGCTAATACCACAAACAGAGTTTGTGTTGTATAATTGAATTCGTCTGTGTACATCGTCTTCGTCTGTAGCAGTCCAACCAAGCCTAATGCCATTTATTCCAGTTAGCTTTGATAAGCTTCCACAGAAAACCCTATGATTTACGTTGCTTATACCAAGTGTCATGCCATAAGTTGGTGTGTGGTAGGCAGCATCCCAAATCACCTTATCTGTGGCAAATTCATGGTCATGACCTATCAAACCTAGTGGATTTGAAGGACTATCAACAATAACGATGCAATTTTTTGTGTGACAAAGGTCCCATGTTTGATGGGTATAGGGTGTCAGTCCTATCATGTCTGGATAACGTGGGTAGTAGGGTTTTCGTGTATTTACACTTCTAGTCTGGCTCCCTGCAAGGGCATAGATAGAAGCATTTACAGCGTGCGTACAGCCTGCGGTTATACAAATATGCTGGTAAGTTTTGCCAGTGAGCATCTTGGTGAGCTTTCTAAGCATATCGACAAGCTCTGCATCTCCATCATATGGAGGGTATCCATATGATTCAAGAGGCATTGTTTGCATCATGTTAAGATTGTTGTAGATAGACAGCAGCTTTTTTCGAAGTCCTCTAGTGTCGCCCCAGCCAAAATCGAGTTTAGCATACTCCACAGACTGGATCTTGGAATTTGCGCCATGCTTAGTCATAAGTTTCCTTATTACCTAGCCTATCTTTTTACGGGTTTCGCCTTTAGGTCGGTGTAGCTGGCTTATAGCTTTCCATTTTTCTCTTTTTTCAGCCCTACTAGGAAAATGTCCTGTTTTGTAAAAATGCTCGTAAACCCATACATCAAACTCTCTTTGCGCATAAAGTTTCCATATTGGGAACTTTAAGTTGGTCTCTTTGTATATAGTTTCCCACCAGTAAGAGCTTGCAAGCTCTACCTCATATATTTTCTTTCTTAGCTTCTTAGGTGTGGGCCTATCCCTGTCTTCTGTCTCTACTAGATTCTGTACTGATATAGCTTCACTAAACTTAAGGTCTGGTTGTCTATTCTTTTCATGAATAAACCACACATGATGGCCAATTTCATGAATCAACGATAGAATCATATCGGTTTTTGAATCTTGTTTATTGACAAATATAGTTATTTGGCTTCCATCCAGAGCCCACTGAGCAGAGGTGTTGCCACTATCTTTTCTAGAAAAAACGACTTCTACACCAAGTCCTTTGGCGTAGTGAACAAGTCTTTCAATTTCCTCATCTCTAATCATTTCACTTAGCTCCTAGCTTTTTTTACACCACTTCTAACAGCCGTTTCCCATTCACGTCTTCTAAAATCTTCTTCTTCTGAGAAAAAATAACTCAACGTACGTATTGTATCATCTTCTGACCAGCCTAACAAACCACATTGTATGCCTATAGCAAACCATCGGTTGTTTCGGCCCTTAGACTTATCTATACCCCTTGTTAACTCGTTTTGTACCCATACTGGCAGCCACATAATATCTCCGGGGGTATCTGAGCTTAGTGGGACCTTTCGCTCCTCTTTTTTAGGTGCAAGCCCTAGATATTTAGATAGCCAGTTTGTAAGTTCTTCAAGTTCTATACGGCCCTTGCAGTCTATAAGCTTCATTTCAATACCGTTTCGATAGTTTCCTGCCATACGGATGCTACGAGATGGGTTTTTCGTTTGTTGGTCAGCCCTAGACATTATGGATAATATCCATTCAGAATAAAACCTCCAGATCTTGGAGTCTGGAAGTGGTTTGGTTAGTGTGATCGCAAAATGTAGCGATTTACCGCCTGAGAAAACACATATAGAGTAGGGCATACCCATATCTTTTACATATTGAAACTGTTCGCTAAGGCTGCCTTCATCAAGCTCCACCATAAAGGTTCGATAAGCCGTTACGTTCTCGTCTCTTCTTGCCCCTACTATTGGGTTTATTGCAACAAGTTGAATATCTTGTGGAGTGCAGAATCTGGGCCGCATCCTATCTGTTTGAGGTGTTAGGACAAAAGAACCCATGGAAATTTCAGACAAAGGAATACTCATCCACCCATAGCCATCTGGACTTACACACACCTGCTCATCAGGCTCAAACATAATATCTAGTTGTTTTTGCCCGCTTGGATTCACTTTAGCTCCTATATTTTAGGATACTTAAAAGTTTTAACAGCTACCATATATTATCATATAGCCCTATTAATAAGCTAAAGTTTGTATCCATGATTCTCTTCTTTTTCTTCCTCGTCATTTAAAGATCCGTTAAGCCCTGCTTTTTGTTTAAAAGCTTCGATTTTTCTTTGGTTTACCTTTTCGATAAATTCCTTGTCGAATCTTACATATTTCCCATTGTCCCATCCAACCTTGATCTTCCCGTTAATATACTCCATGTTTCGACCTTTGTGCAGCTTAAATTCTGTAGTCGATTCTTTTCTGTTTACTGTAATCTCAAGAATCACTGTTGCGTAGTTGGCTATTATCTTTCGCCCTTGAATCCTGTGCTCAAAAGGCGCATCATTTCCGTCTTCGTCATCTTTCCCATCGCTCATCTGTACAAACATAATAATAGGGGCTGGGTAGTTAACTCGCAAATTCTCTATAATGGCCGCAGCTTGTTCCTGACATTCGTATGGCCTCATTTCTGGATTCTCTATAGAAAAGTTAAACTTCTGGTAGTAATCTATGATGATAGCATCAAAAACATTACCCTGATTAGCTTCCTGTAAAAGCTTCTTCTCTATAAACTTAAGACCTTCGATTGAGTTTGTAAGTTTTTCAATATTAAGTCCATTCATTTTTGCAAAGTCAGCATCTATCACACGCACCAATTTTAACAATTTAGGAACAATACCGTTTATCCTATCTCTTGTTTCCTGATCTAGCTTTTCTAGATTCGCATATCTTTTCTCAAGAAATAAAGCCGCTAAACGGTTAATAAAATCTTCTGTAGATTCCTCGTTTGTTATAACAATCGGTTTTTTCCCTTGTCTGATCAATGAGTATGCAATGTTAACACAAGCCGTGGTTTTACCTGTGCCTGTTCTAGCACCCATTAATATCATCTCGCCAGCATAGAAAGGGATTGGAACGCTAAGCTCTGGCAATCCATGGATTAACTGCATTTTCTTATCTGCGCTTTTAAATTTCTTATTATTTTTCTCCAATATCTTCTTTATATAAACATCTGTTATATCAAAAGTGAGTTTTTCGAGATCCTGAGCTTGGCTCCTATCTCGAACCATTCTTTGGTATTCTCTTTCTAGTCTAGCAGCTTTAACTTCAAGCTCTTTTTGCTTAAACTCACTAAGTTTCTTAGCCTGCTCTTCAGGAGATAGTTTAATTTGCTGCTCGCTCATTTAATAAGTTCCCCTTTATCATTCAGACCCAACAACTTCTGCACCTCTGGGTCTAAATCAGGAATAAAATTCTCTTCAATCTCTTCCTCAGAAAGCCTATATATTTCACTAAGTGCTTTCTCTGGATCAATCAGCTCTTCTTTTAACTGTTTAGCAATTATTTCTTGTCTAAGTTTCTCTCTCTGTTCTTTTGAAGCTTTCTTTGCAGATAAAGTATCATCAATTGGAGTAGGCGATACTTCATTCTCTACAGGAAGATTGTTATCGTCTTCTATTATGATTCTTCTTCTTTTTATGATATTCTTTTGCTTTTTCTCTGGTACCTTTATCCCAAAACTCTTTGCAAGCTCTTTGGTTCTTTCGTATAAGTCCCAATCATGGTTTTCATTTGGAAACTTAAGCTCAAGAATCTGTTTATATCTTCTCATGCTATGGAAAAAGAAACCATAGCTCATAGCTTTTGGGTTTTCTGGCACACAAAAGTTTAGAATATCTCTTTCTCGCCTACGAATATCTGCAAGAGTAAAGCCATTGGCCACAGCTTCATCAAAAAGGATAGCAAATGCCATTTCTTGGTCGTCAGGATGGATGTTTGTTCCTGTCCCTTTGAAATCGGTGAGATTTGCCTCTCCCCATTTTTTGATAATCTGGCCTAAGCTTTTCATCTCAAAATTCCATCATATCAAAATTCTTTCCTACCTTGCAAGATATATATTATTGTGCTTAAGCAGTCAGTTTTTATCTAAATTATTAGCACTCTTCGATTTTGCTATTTTCTTCTTTAAATTATATATCATGCGTCTAACCTGATTAATCTCTTCTTGCATCTCTTTCTGATCACCGTTTCGTCTTTTTAGCCATTTCATAAATAACTCAAGTATGCGCATCTGTTGTTCTGGAGCTCGCTTCTTATATAGTTCCACAAGTCTTGAGAGTCTTTCTTGTAATGAAATTTCTAAGGTTACACCTTTTACAGTGACTTTGCGCGTTCTCTTTTCTTCTCTATCTATTATCTCCTCTTCTGGAGTCATAGGGGAGTTGTCCACTGTCTCGATAAGCATTGAAGTATTTTCATTTTGGGATACGATAGACGTGTTAGGTGCCGCTATCCTGTATAGTTTACCATTGATCTCTATTGAGTATCCCGGGGCCATCGTTACAAACATATCACGTATTTTAGTGAACTCAGACCAAGGCAGACGGGCCCAACCATACCTACTAGGTGTTTGTATCAGTTCGTCATCTGTGGGCCAACAATTTCCTGATACCCTATAAAATACACAGTTGTAGGTGAACCCTGCTTCACCCTTACAATACTGTCTAAGTACGTGAGCACATTCTAGTAATCTTTGTTCCAAAAAAGCCATGAGAGAGTAGTTGTCCTTTTTATCTATATCTTCTTTTGAAGCCTCACGCTTTTTTTCATTCTGAAACGTGTCCTTAAAACGCTTACGTTTAGCTTGGTCTTTATCCATAGAGTATAGCCCTAAGTAGCTTACAGTGTAGACACGCGCAATGTTTTCAACATCCTCAAGCTCCATATTCATGAAGCTAAATTCGTGAAGATATTTGTAGTAGGCACGTCGTGCAGCGTAGCGAACAATCCTATCCTTACTTTGTAGTAAAACCTCGTCAGGATTGGCAACCTTTACCAAGTAGTCCCAACGCAGATATCTAAGCTCTAGATGGTCTTGGTAGGTCACTTTTTCATGACCTGCTGGCAATGGTCTTTTGTATTGCTGCTGCATAGCCCACCTCACTGTTATTTGGTTAAAAACATTTATCTACAATCGCTAATAAGTGACCTTACTTTTCATCAAGCTTACGAATCTCTTTTAAAATCCTACTAGCAAGCGTGCTATCTTCCTTAATTTGTTTAGCAAAGTTTGCTTTGCCATTTATTTTTAAATCACCAAATACATAATTGCTTGTACCTTCTCTTTTTATAACGCCAGTGTTATAGCCCAAGTAAAAGATTTCTTCGTGCTGATTAATTATACCTTTGGAATAGTCTAGGGTTATAACACCACTTCGTCCTGCGGTTCCTATAGATGACTGATCCATTTTCACAACTATACGATGTCCTGTAATCTCTTTATTTCCGCGCAGGTCTTTTATCGTATCATCTTCGAACTTATTACCTTCTATATCAACCTTGTCTTCTGCGGCATTTGCGCGTCGGACAGAGACAAAGTATTCAAATGCATGCTTTACGGCCCAACTAGCCGCCATCTTCTCTTTAGGGGCGTATAGATTGTTGGCGTCCACGTTTGATCTGATTTGAGCAGAGGCAAAAAGGTTAATTTTGTAGTTTCTGATAATAGGCATGAGTTTTTGTAGCCCTCGCTGTACCGTAAGTGCATGGTCGCCAACTAGGTGATCGTTTACTGAGCGATCTGCTGACATAGACTTAGTACCTGCTATGTTGGTCAATGAATCGATAGCAACTATTCTAAGAGGCATTCCTTCCTGTATAAGCGGCAATATATCTCTCTCCATACGGTCAAAAATTTCTTCAGGACGATTGGTGTCATAGACAGTAAGACGGTCTTGGTCTATAGAGCTAAAAAGCCCTGACTGAATAAAACCTCGCATTTCTGTGTTAAAAATGACAGCAATACCCTCTGGGTCGTCTTGGTGCATCTGGCCCACAATTCCTTGGATAAGTAAAGATTTACCTGCCTTAGGTTCAGAGAAGAACAAGGTAGCTGTACCTTTGGGAATACCCATAGATTTGTTAGCAAATATCCAATTGACCGAAGGACTTGGTGTATAAATACAGTTTTCAGGCGCAAAAGCGTCGTATTCATATCTAACAACATCCTCAAACTGCCTAAGCATTTTGGTCCATTTATTACTCATCGTTTCCTCCATTGTTTATTTGATTATAGTAGATATCAGTTGGAACGCCACTTCTTATAATAAGGCGCATAGCGTTACGCATATAATGACAAACGTTCTCCATAACTTTCACTCTACCCTCTAGAAAAACTTCAATAGCCTTTAAAGAATCAAGTCTTTCCTTTGCTTCCTGCACCTCAGGATCCCTAGCCAAGAAAGCATCCCTAATGGCCGCATTATCAAATTTAGAAGGCTTGCCCTCTAAAAAGGCTGGATACCTATCCAAAAGAGCTGAGGCTTTTGATTTCTCCAGCTCGTTTTCGGTTTTAAGAATCTGATAGCCAATTGTAGCTAGGTTCCTTTTGATCTCTCGATAAGCTTCTCCCATCACATACTCAAGTTCTGTGTATGTGGAAGGTGTCACTGTTTTTGCCTCAATCAGCCTACGCTCTGCTTCTTTTAGCGCTGTTAGGTTAATAGTAACCGCATCCAATCCTCGAAACGCAGGGAGGACCACCTCAATATGGTCCTTGTTAAATGTATTGGTGGGTATGGAGTGATTGCTCATTTTTTATTGTAACCCTAAACTCTTTAAGAATTCTTCTGTAGACATATTAGCAAGATCCTGAGAAGAAATATCTGCGACCTTGGCATTAGTTGCTTCCTGCTTTGTTTCAACTACAGGTTGGGTCACTGTTTGCTCAACCTTTTGAGCTACAGCTTGAGCTATGATAGCTGCTGTTGAAGAAGCTACTGATTGAACAGAGTTGTAAGAAGAATCATGAGCACTTGTTGAGCTGCTATCTCCTTCTTCAGATCCGTCGTATCCATCATAGTTGTTATCTAACGCACGGTATTTGGCAAAAACTTCTTCCAAAGCTCTAGCATCTCCTGATACGATTTGGGCAATCTCTTCAGGTGTAGGAGCAATGTAAAGTTTGCCAAGATCAGCACCTTCTGTCTGTATACGCTCAGCTACATCAGCCGTCAAAGCATGCTTCTTGTCAACTTCAACTCGCATACCGTTCATCATAACTTCTTCTTTATACACAGACACCTTGTGTGAGGTGTTGGGGCCAAATCCTGTTCGTGTGAATACAAAAAAACGACCATCGTCAATACTAATAGGATTTATACCTTTAGCCTGAAGGCTTTTGATCTCAGCGTCCAATGCTTCTTTCATTCGATAAGGAATAGAGATAACTCCGATCTTACCTTGAAGATCCATAACGTTCATGTAGTAAGCCTTTTTAAGATTGAAAATCTTAAGCTGTTCACCAAGCTTTTTTACAAGCTCCTCATTACCCTCTAGCCTAGCCTTGTCTTGTGCCATCTTGATTTTCTTGATGCGCTCAACAGCAGGGTCAACCACCTCTACCATATTAGTACGGCGGTTGATAACTTCGCAGCTCTGAAAAGGGCGTAGATTTCCTTTAGTATCACGATATCCAAAATGGACAGCGTAATAATGATTCCAACGTCCTGATTTTCGCAAAGATCCATATGGAGGCAAGATTCTAAGAATCAGGCTCCCGCCTTCTTTTGGAAACTTAAACCAGTTAGTTTTGCTCCCACCAAACTTTGCTTCACCGAACACTTCATTGATAGACATTTGTCTTACCTCCTTTTATGTTTTAAGACTTATTTTAATTTTTTCTTGATTTTCTTTAAAATGTCAAGCACAGATTTTTCGTTCACCTCATCAAGTTTCATCTCGGCGTCGGCAGACGAATTACCTGCTGATACAACAATACTCTTGTTGCCAAGAGTTTTTAAGCTAGAAAGTAAAGTCGGCAAAGATTCCCCATCATCTTTTACTTTAATAAGCAAGGGGTGAACCTTTGCATCAATATCGTGTTCGTAAGCAGTACGAACAGCTTGGTCAATTAAAAAAATAGCTGCCATTTCAGCACCAACCTGCTCGTTTATAACACGCTTAATAAGCTTCAAAGCTTCTTGTCTTGTCGATGTCCTACCATCGTATTTTTGTTTATATATTATTTGTGGGTATGAAATCACTCCTATATCACGGGCTATATCTTCCAGATACCTAGAAGCGATCTGGATTAAGTAGGCATTTTGTTCTTTTTGTGTGAAAAGTCGCTCATCCATCTTGGATACCAACTCTTCATAAAAAGCGTCTGCATCAAGACCTTGAAGACCTGATATTGATGATGCAATTCTTTCAAACTCATCAGTTTCAGATCCTATAACAATTATAGCAAAAACTTTTGATCTTATGGCTTGTCGGTATTCAAAAAAGAGTTCTTTTAAACGCATTTGAGCGTTTAGCTTTCTACTTTTTCGAGCTTTTATTGTCTGTGGTGTGGCGTCTTCGAGTGTGTCCTCAGCAAATTGTCGTTGTCTTTTAATTTCTTCTATAAGTTTGAGCATGGTTCCTCCATTTTGACTATAATATCAAAATATTTGCATAGTTTACAAGAAAACTGTTAAAACCCCACATTATTCTTCCTCATCATAAACAGTAGTTCTTGCCCTGCGCCTGTTTATATTTTTAAGTCTTTGTTCAATCTTTAGTTTCACTAATCGACCAGTTGCTATAGCCGTTGACTGACTTGTACCTGTCATGGTTACACCGCCAGCACTTACCTCATAGCCTACTTCCCAAATATCAACCACCTTGCCGTAATTTGAAGAGCTTACACGCTTACCGTTTTTATTTATATTACCTACAACAATAACACGAGGATCAGACATGGCTGGGTAAAATGTGTGGTTATCTAAATTTTTTCCTTGGTTTCCTGCTGCGGCTACAAAAACTATTCCTTTATCAAGTGCTTTCTTCACTAGCTTTGTTTCGCTCTCTATTTCATTGGTTCCTCCGCCACTGTAGTTGATAAAATCAACACCAATAGATATGGCGTATGCTATAGCCTTGTTTGACTTACGTAAGTAATTTGTATTTTCTTTTCCATCATAATAGCGAATGATTACTAAACAATAATCTTCTTTATATTCCTGACCTAACTGATTATCAATTAAAAAAGCTACGTTAGTCCCATGCTTGTTAGGCATAGAGTCAGTTGGAGGTTGTTTTAAATATAGTTTCTCCTCTATCATATCTGCATGACCATCTGGGCAAAGATTCACATCTTTACTTGATGTGGTGTTGCTATACCCAGTGTCAATAACCGCAATTCTAATTGGTTTTGACCAGCCAATTATAGATAATAATATTAAACATAAACATTTAACCACATCGCCATCGTAATGCAAAATATAACGTGTGTCAAGATAAAATTTTTATACTATAGATTTTTACTTCAGTTCGGCCTTCTTTAAGTACCATAAACAAAAGGACTATCGAGTGTTTTTTCAGTTCTTTGGGGTAAACTACTACGTTTTCTCCCCAAACAGGCCACATGACTCGTTCTGAAATTCTACCGTCTATATCCACAGTCATTTTAAGAGCTTTCTTTTCGTTTTTATTGAAGTTAAACTCTTTCATATCAACAATATAGGCAGGCACACAAAAAGACATAGGGCGTTCAAAAGGAGCTCTTTTCTCTACTTCATCAAACTGGTCACCTGTGAGCATGGGCTGGGCTCGCCCCTTATCATCAGCAAACATAGGTCTTTCTAGTGTGCCCTCGTTCATAATGGGTGAAAATTTTACTACAAGCTCAGACAGATTCATAGGCAAAGTGGGCAGAATCATCTTTTTTGCTTTGAAATCTTGAAGAGGTCCCATGGATAAGTATTGGGGGTCAACCTTACCCTTAACTGGTGCTTTTGCTTTCTTTCCAGATGCGATCCTTTCTTCATAGGCCACCTCTAAAACAGCATCTTCGTATATTTGCATCTTCTCAAGCAGAGAAGCCCCCTTGGGAAATAGACTGTCCATAACACCAACATGGATAAGTCTGCGTGTAAGAGAGGGTCCTGCTACTTTTTTTCTGACAAAGTCTTTAATATCGCTATATGGGGCACCTTTTACAATAGGCTCTGCTACGGCCTCTCCAAGACCTTTAAGCATGGTCATTTTTGCCCTGATTTTGTTCTGTTCGTAATCAATCTCCATCTCGTTAGATGGTGTGTTGATGTCAGGAGGAACAACCTTATCACGGACGTGTTTAAAAAGTGTTGTAGATATCTCACTTTCATCTGCGTTTGTTAGAACAGACGCCCACCATTCCATGGGGTAGTGATATCTAAGATACATACAAGCATATGTAATCATGGCATATGCAGAAGCATGGGATAAGTTAAATGAGTACCGTGATGATGTTTCCATCTGCGACCATATCATCTCTGCTTTTTCCTGACCAACAGTCTTAACAGCACCTTCCATAAATAGCGGCTTCATTGCAAGAGCTTTTGCTTTTTGCTTTTTAGAAAATATACGACGAAGCTCTTCTGCATCAGTTGGTTTCATCTTACCAATCTCTTTAGCTACAAGTGTTGTCTGTTCTTGAAAGCAATTGTGGACAACAAGTCCGCCCACTACAAAACTGTGAACTTCTTCAATAGATAAGTCCCACACTTTTTGGTTATTATTTTCTTTTTCTACTTTAATAACTTTTGCCCATTGTGAAGTAGTATCAAAGCCATCATTAATGGCTATTCTGGTTGGTGTTAAGTCAATAGACCAGCTAACCCTATACACACCATGCTCGTCTTCAGTCATATAGCTTTTTATTTTCATTCTATGAAGTCCTACTAGGAGTCCAGTGGCTAGGTCTTTATTGGCCGTTTTGATAGTTCTGTTTTTATGGCCTCCTTTATTATCAATAAAGCCAAGAATCATTTTCTTAGATATGTATGATGGCCATTTTATTGTGTAGCAGTAGTCTTCCCCTACTGGGTTTTCTTTATCTAATATAGCTAATAGAATGCCTATAAAATAATCTTTTTCATCTCCCTCTGATAACGGTTCATCATTAAGCCAAAAAGCTTTTATTAGATCATTGTTTGTTAAATCTTTAACTTCTTTCCATCCAAATTTTGTTAAAACCTTATGGTCTTCAGTAGCTATTAAGTCTTGTCCATGGTCAGTGCAGATACGGTAAGTCGCCTTGTGTCCTTGATCTATAACTTTTAAAACCTTGTGCCACTTCCCATTTTCTGTCTGTACTTTTTGCCCTACTTTTACTTTTTCAATAGGAATTAAACCTTCATCGGTTTTTACAAGCGATCCTTCTGCTATACATTGAACTCCATAGGTTTCAGGAAGTAAATCAACAAGCTCAGGAATTTTTATAGTACCACGACCATTACGACGCTCAATGTACTCATCTGCCATCGTAAGACCAGTGTCTGGGTCTACAAAATCAAGAGGGCCCGGACGTACAAGGGCCAATATAATAGCTAGATCTACTATTGATTTCGGCTTAATCTTCATCACAAATGGCACCATAGACTGGGTGTTTATCTGGAAAAGCGTTTGAGTATCGCCTTCCCATATTGATTGAAACACCTCTTGCTCTTCAGGCAAATCCCAGATATAAATGTCTTTACCTTTATGCATGAAGTGACCAGTCTTAAGCTTCGAACCATGCTTTTTATTAATTCTGTTTATACAGCTTTCAATATCTTTTAGCTGGTTTACGACAAGAAAATCGTATTTAATTAACTTACATTTTTCAACACTTTTAGCTTCATACTGAGTTATATTGCCCATAAAAATTGGGACTATAGATTTAATAGGAACATCAGCTATAACAAATGCTGAGGCGTGTTTTGAGTTTTGTCGGCTAATACCTAAGCATCTCTGGACAAGTTCCCACTCCTTAGGTCGCTCAGCTGCATACCTTTGAAGATCAGGGTTAACCTCGATAAGTCCCGGGATATGGTTGCCATCAGAGTCTTCAAAACCAAAGGCGAAGTCCTTATCTGAAACTCCTTGTGGAGGAGGAGGAAGAGCCTTGGATAGCTTCTCAATTTCTGGATCTATTGTTCCGTTATTAAGGTATTTATTGACGTCACGTATTGCGCTCTTAAGCCTTAACTGGATGCGTGTAGATATTTGAGCGGCCTTATCTCCCCATCGTCCATAAAGGTAGCCAGAACGCCCATCAGGACCTACTAAAGGCTCCCTATCAACTAGGTCAACATCCACGTCAGGCATATCACCATTAAGGATACGGTTTATAGAAAGAAAACGCTCAAAACTGAGCTTATACTTAATAGGGTCAATGTGTGTTATCCCCATTAGATATAAAAACAATGAACCACCAGCAGAACCACGCCCGGGGCCAGTTAGCCTTCCTGACTTCTCATAAAAGTCAAACACATCTCTGATGGGTAGAAAATAAGGGGTTAAATCAATCTTTCCGTTCTTTGCTATAACAGAGATCTCATATTGTAAACGCTCAAAGTAGACAGGGTCGTTTGGTAGGCGTCCTGTGTTTTTTATTATATCAAGACAAGCCTCAAGTGGAGTTTTGCCTTTTGGAACTTCTGGTAATCTATATTCAAACTTTAGGCTAAAGTTATCAAAACGCTTTGCCCACTCATCGTTTTCTAACAAAATTTTCAATATTTCTTCATCTGAAATACCAATCTTTTTCAGATGTGACACTGCCTCTTCAGAAGTTTGCATATGTCTTTTGGTGTGCTCTTTGATGTCGTCTTGAGATAGCCTAACATCTTGAACAGCCTTATCTTCAGGTGTACTATAAAAAGCATAGTCTGAGTATAAGACTCTAATCCCATGCTTTTTTGCTAGTGCATATAAAAATTTATTAGCTCTTAACTGAAGATCTCCCTCTGGAAACCTAAAAAACCCATTATGGGCTTTTGCATCAAGGATTTTAACCCCGGGCTCAGGAAAACTTATTAATGCATAATTTCTTTGATATGATTTTAAAATGTGGTGCTTGTTTGGGTTCAATACAAGCTCTTTTGCTTGGGCAAAGTGTGCTGCGTTAGTTGATACACGAGAGTTTGAGAAAATAACATCTTTCTTGCCGTTTGCAAGTTTGAATTCGATTAGGTTTACCCAAGTATGAGTGACCTCATTACCTACCAAGGTAATATAGAAGTTATCCCCAAATATAGACTTCAACTTTAATAAAACCTTCTCTCCCAGCTTTGGCGTACCAGTCACCAAATGTTTTGCCACCATGTCGTGAACGTCACTAGAACACGCCACAAGACCCGCATCGGCACACTCTTTTAAATCGTCCCAATCCCAAGCTGGATACGTTTCGCCATAGTGCGTGATCTGAGTATTTCGCTCTTTTGAAGAAAGCTCAGACAACTTCTGAAACTGTTTCTGATCTTGTGCGTATATAGTGAGTTTAAAGTATGAGGCTTTTTCGGCTTTTGTATTTTTTATAATATCGCAGTTTTTATCTTTAAAAAAGATTTCAAGACCCGGGATAAACCCTAGTTTGGGTACTGGGTTCCCATTTTTGTCTAGTTTACCATCGTACTTTTTACTATACTCATAAGCTCTAAAAAGACTTGTCATGTAAGCAGGGTCTGTATAGGCAAAATGAGTTCTACCAAGCTTTACAGCTTGATCTATCATAGATTCTACCGTAGAACCAGAGATTGGCGACTCTGGGTGTGTATGGGGACTTACTCTGAATTTCATGCTATTTCTCCAGCATTGAAAGAACATCTACTGAAAGTCCACCGCCTTCAGTGTTTGCTTTCAACATCTGGATCATTTTAGCATAAACATCGATCATCATCAAGACATCGTCTTTAGCAGTATGCGCTTTTCTTTCTTGGACGCCAAAATACTTTACAAGACTACTTAGATTTCCTAATGACTCTGGAAGCATACCAACTTCCTTAAGTACGTTTGTCATAATTGAGGTACAAATCACACCATAGTGTACATTTGCTTCCCATTCAGCCTGAGGAATTAGTTGGCGTGTAAACTCCACATCAAACACTACATTATGTCCCAAAGGGCGAGGTTTAGCTTTTTGCTTGCCTCTAAATTCCTTAAGGAAGGCTAGTAGTTTAGCCCCAGCCTCTACTCTGCTAAGTGTTTTTGGGTCAGCCAGATGCTCCTCTATGTTAATACCATTAACCTCCATTGCCCCCTTATCAAGGATTGAGAAAGGCTCTTCTGGTTTAATCTTAAGCTCAAGATCACCAATTACATTTAAATTTTGGTCAAGTGCTGCAAAATATCCTGTAAGTATAGGGTTTTTTGCTGGGTCAAGACCGCCTGTTTCAAAATCAAAGGCTATGTATTTAGTTTGCATCCTCGTCTGCCCCCATCATAGCTTTCAAATTGGCTATAGCTTCCTGATAAATCTCCTCAACCTCCTTCTCTTCCATTAGAAGGACTTTGGCAGCGTGAGAAGACTCAACACCTTCATCGTGTCGATACATAAACTTCTCTAAAGAATTGCCATACTTAGGACTATATATAAAATCAGGGTCTGTAAGTATTAGCTCTTTAAGCTTGTCTTTATTGTTCACTAGGATCTCCTGTTAAACTGTAAAACTTTTGGCTCTGCTGCTTTTTTGAGTGACTCAAGTAAATCAACTTGTTCAGTCAGGTTTTTCGTAAGCTTATTAATAGCTTGCTCTATATCAAATATCTGTTGTTCAAGATCTTCAATCTGCCTTACTGCGGAAGCATGAGACTTAACAACTTTCTGATATTCAGATACTATCACAATAGTATTCCTCTTTTTTAAATATTTCATGTTCTGTTCGGCCATCTTCATAAAATGAAGCAAATCTGATTTATTGAGTTCCAATTTTGTTTTAAATTTAACAGTCTCTTCTAAGCTCTTACGTAGCTGCTCGATACTCTTTTCAATATCTGCTATGCTATCTTCTATGGAAGACACCTTACAATCTCCACTTACCCTCAATTACATTTATCAACTGCCTAGTGCCATCAGAGTAAACAATCGCTTGAGAGTTATCCCAAGAGCTGGCCCCTCTGTTATAAGATAGTTTTCTGTATGTAGAGGTTCCAACAGACCATGCTTCGTGCCACATCTCACCATAATGACAGTGACCGTATATCACTTTTCCATAAGCCTTATACATACCTTTTGCACCCGGGTTTCTTTTCCCATTTGCTCCAAGATCCCCATGCGCCCCAAGCTCTATACCAGCTACTCTAAAGTCCTGATCTCTCTCAAGCCATATGATATCTGATTCGAACTTTACTCCCATCATCTCAAGTCCAGCCTTTAGAGGATCTTTGCCCTCCATAGCCAAAACCTGAAGCTTGGTAGAAAATATACGGTTATGGTCATCAAAATTGCCTTCTGCCAAATAACGATCAAGAAATTCATCATGATTGGACTTTGAAAAAACAAGCTTTTTTGCTGTTTTAAGCTTCTTTTTTGAATTAATAGCTTCTGCGGCAGCTTTCATTTCTGCTTCTAAGCTGATCTTATTCTCTCTTGCAAGACGAGCACGTAAAACTTTATTGTGAATCTCATGATGGTTGATAGACACACCACTAAAAAAGTCATGGAAAATTCTGTAAGTCGGTTTGCCAATAGCGCACATCTCATCAACAGCCTTATCAACCAAAGGATCAGTTTCTGTAACATGAAAATCTCCTTGGACGATAGCTTCGCATCCAATAAAGGATTTCTTTCCGTTTGGGGTGTACTTATAAAATAGATCGTTAAAAGAACCGTCTTTACACATCTGGACAACTCTGAAATGATAAAGCGTGTCATTGACGATCTCAACAACAACAGCTCCCATTTTGTGGTGGGCTTCTGCTAATCTATCTCGACGTTTTGGAATTCTATCAGAAGGAATATAGCGAGCACGTGTAATCGCTCCTGTGGACTGGATAATCCTTGCAAGCTTGGTGTTTGAATTGGCCACTGGCACACGTCGTTGTTTTGGACTACCTATTAAAACAGTTCCTTCTGTCTTGCCAAGGGCGTCAAGTCCGACAACGGGATCTACTTGTTTAGGGTCGATTTTGATAGGGTCAATATGGATATTGGAGTTAAGCTTTAATGGCTTAAATACGATGTGGACATCTGGATCTGCAACAAGATTTGGGTCTATCTCGTAAATGGCGTAGTTTGCTGGAATAACCAGCAACATAGCTTTGTTAATAGAGCAGTACCCTTTTAAAGATTTTAAGAAATTCTCATGAACTGGTGCACCAGCTACAGCAGTCGTAACCACAAACCTCTTATACTTCTTGGTCTGTTCTTTTAGGTCAAAGAACACTTCAGAAGAGTAGGTCTCAGGTGAGATGATGTTCTCAAAATTCTTAGGACTTAATTTTTTAGCATATTGTCTTAGGGCTTCCATATTGCCAAAATGGTCCCTAATCATATCTCTAGATATACCTACTTCTTTTAGGAGGTCAGATCGTGAAGGATATTTATTAAGCTTTTTTGTAAGCCTTGCATATGTCAATGCAATCTGATCCTTTCGACTCACCACTGTAGACATATTGCACCCATATTGTTATTGAGTAATTTGTTCTTTTTCTTTAGCTTGTTCTTGAGTGGTTGAATTTTCATTTTGTTCGGCCACTTTTTCTTCTTCAGCACCCTGTAACACTACATTGTAGATTTCTTCAATTTCTATGATAGCGGGGTTATCCTCTACAAACTTGACTGAGTCGCCGACTTTTTTACCGATTAGTTTTTGTATAGATTCTTGATTGAGTATGCTCACTGCAAACTGAAGGCGTGGGTTAATCACCGTTCCAGTTTCACCATTCATCTCTCGAACTACTAGAAAAGATTTTTCAGAAACCTCTTCTGCTCTTTCCAAAGAGCTTGCAGAAACTAGATCCTCTACTTTCTTTTTCATATCCTCGATGCGTTTTTGCTCAATCAATTGATCGATAGCTTGGTCCGTAACTGTATGGCCAAGAGACATAAGCGTAATCATTGCATTAACTTTTTCATGAAGCAATGATAAAGCATCACGTATCATCGATAGTTGTTTAGTCTGATTATACAACGCATGGTCTAGTGTCGCTACTGACTGCTCTAAACCTATAAGTCGTTGTCCTGCTGTTAACTGTTGCTTATCTTTCTCTTTAGACATTTTCGTCTCCCTTTAATGTTTATTTATAAACTTATTGTATCATATTCTTCCGTCGTTATAATCATCATAAGAGCCTCCCACATTTTCTATCAGTGAAGGAGGCCCTTTACCCATCTTGGTAAGGATAGCGCTAATCAGATTTGATCCCTCGTTAGTCTGAATACGTGTAGCGTACATATTTTCTATCTGTTGAGCATCAGGCATAGGTATACGTTTTGGGGATATTGCTTTCTTGCCTTGTTGACGTGACGTCACTATTTTCTTATTATATTCTATAAGTTCCTGAGGGGTCATCTCATAAGGAGGCTTTGAAAGCCTTGGCTCTTCGTTTACTGTAGGATTTGTTTTAACGGGCTGAGGTTGGGAATTAGCTTTCTTAGGGGCCGAAACTTTCACATTGCTATTTCCAATTACAGGTTTTATTTTTGCTTGCACAGGCTTTTCGATAGTAGATGGCCGCAATGTTGCAGGCTTAGGTTGCTCTGTTTTGCTTGTAACTTTTGACAGAAACTCTTTTAAAAGTTGAATTTCCAGATCGGTAAAAGGTAGCTGCACCTGTACAGTTTTGGGTACAATCTTTGGATCTGGTTTTAAACCAACCAATATCTCTAAACGCTCACGTATAAAGGATCGTAATTCACGCTGCACATTTGCTATAGCACGAGGGTCGGCATCAACCCCTTCAAAAAGGTCGTGCTTTAGGAGCATTTTATAGAGATTGCCTTGCTCAAGGCGCAGGCTAGCATCTTTTAGCACAAGCTTATCGAACTCTTCGTCGTCATAATCCTCTTCTTGTTGGGGCTGATTGTACTGACCTTGTGGTTGCTCTTCGTACTTTTCTTCTGACTCTTCTTCTCTGTTTGAAATACTCTCCATGGCCTGCCTAGCCTCTTCTTCGCTCATTACGTCTTCTGTTTCCCAGAAACTATCTTCTGCCATACAAACTCCTTATTACAAAATATATATCATATAGTTCTGAGTTTATCCTTCACAAGCCTTACATTCCGACTCATCCCTAGATGCCATGTCTGCCCTAAGCGGTGAGGATGACCTAAAGTAGTATAAGCTTTTTAAGCCTTCTTTCCAAGCGGCTATATGAACTCCATTAATATATTTAGGGTCAGAATTACTAGCAAAGAACAAATTTACAGACTGGCCCTGATCAATCCATTTCTGCCTTTGAGCTGCCTGTTTTATAATAGCGTACTGGTTTATCTCTCTAGCAGTAAGGAAAACCTCTTTCTCTTCCTTGGTTAAGAAAGAAAGACTCTGAACACTACCTTCGTTTTTAATAATCGTTTTCCACACATCCTCATTATCTTTACCTTTTGAAGCTAGTAATTTTTTCAATGTAGGATTGTACTGTATAAAAACCCCTTTGGCCGTTTTTTTAACAAAAGCATTGGCCGCAATCGGTTCAATACCCGGAGACACATTACCGCTAATAATACTGTTTGAGGCTGTAGGAGCCACAGCTATTAAATGAGAATTTCTTCGGCCAAAGCCTTTAAGAAGCTCAGGCTCACCAAGCTCTTTTGCTAAATGCTCAGATGCTCTAATAGCCTCAGATTGTAGGGTTCTAAATATCTCCGCATTTAGTCTCATAGCTTCAAAACTATCAAAAGGAATCATGTTTTCTTGAAGTAGGGTGTGATAACCAAGAACACCAAGACCTAAAGCCCTAGATTCTTCTGCAAATCTCACAGCCCTATCCATACCAACAAGATGTTTAGCTTTATAAATAAACTCTGTCATAACACCATCAAGGAAAAGAGTCATAAAGAAAATGGAATCAGTATTATCTTTAAACTCGTTCCACCTAACCAGATTAATAGAGCTAAGACAACAAACAAAACTCCTATCTTTATCTACGTGCAACATGATTTCAGTGCAAAGGTTGGAATTTTTTGTAGACCATCCCTTGGCCTTATACCAAGGAGGATCTGACCTTTGGGCAGTATCACGGAAAAAGATATAAGGCTCACCAGTTTCAGACCGTGTTTTTAAGACATCAAGCCATAGCTTTCTTTCGTGTTTTGAGCCATCCAAAACCTTGTGCATGAAATCATCACCAATAGAAAAACCGTGGTGGAGATTTAAGCATTGTCTATTGGGGTCGCCTTCTGGTCGGCGTATACGCATAAAATCAGGAGCGTCTTTATGTTCAATTGGCTCATAGCCTGCAAAAGCACCTCTACGAACTCCGCCCTGAGAAACGGATGCTATCATAGAGTCAAACATTTTAAGCCATGCTATAGTTCCGTTTGAAATGCCGCCTGTACCCCTAACAATAGAGCCAGCAGGTCTTACATCCCCAAAGTATCCCGAAGTTCCTCCGCCATACTTGGACATCATGGCAACCTCTTTCTGGGCGTCCATGATGCCAACCAAGGTATCTTCTACATAAGAACCAAAACAAGATATAGGAAGCCCTCTCTCTGTCCCCATATTTGCCAACACAGGAGTAGCTGGACAGAGCCAGTTCTTCCACATCATATCAAAAAATTTATCTTCAAGAAAGCTTTGGGTGTGAGACTTATACCCCGACAACACTAAAGCCTTAGCAGCAGCGTTTGCCACCCTGCGATATGCATCGCGTGGAGTTTCACCTTCAAGTAGGTATCCACCTTGCAAAGTTTTTAATCCTTCTATAGTCAACCACTCAGGCGCATCACCCTTATCTTTTAAAGTTTGCAATAAATCCATACTGTCTCCTAAAACGCATCATCGAAGTTAATCGTAGCTTTACCGTATGCAGAAACCCTTTGAGCAAAGAAGTCCTGATGTTCTGTGCCAGCAACCATCAAATCAAACCATTCTGTTATTCTAGACACTGCCTCTTTATCGATGTTCTTCCAGTTTGATTTAAGGCCTAGGTCTATAAGTTTTGTGTTGGCACGATGTCTTATATAGTTTTTGAGATCGTGCGAGTTTAAACCTTCCATTTCACCCTTAGAGAATACCCAGTCTATGAAGTCATCTTCAAGCTGAACCGTAAGCCTAGCAGCGTCGTATATGTCTTTTTTAAGTTCATCTACCCATAGCTCTGGATACTCGCTTATTAACTGCCTAAAAAGCCAGCAGCCCCCTTCGCTGTGTAACGACTCGTCACGTACCGAGAATGTAACAATCTGGCCTAAGCCCTTCATCAGGTTATAACGAGAAAAATTCATAAGAATGGCAAAGCTAGAGAATAAGCTAACACCTTCAGTAAATCCAGAAAAGACGGCTAGTGACCTTGCAATTGATGAAAGATCTTCGTCTTTAGTTGAAAGCAATCTATCAATTTTTGCCTTTGCGGCAGGTTCTTTCATGAAGGATTCGAAATCCTCTAACCCCATGGATTGATTAAGATATGCATATCCAGCAGTATGGATAGCTTCCATACCAGAAAAAGCCGCAGACATCATGCCGATTTCAGGATGAGGGAACCATTGTGCCACCTTTCTCCAATAATCACCAACAATAGTCTCTGGCTGAACAAATCCTTTTAAAGTGTTGCCCAATATCATTTTCTGGGCCTCTGTTAATGTTTGATTCCAGTCGTTCATATCAGAAACCATCGATATTTCTGTATGAAGCCAAAACGCCTGATTTTGTCTCATAAAATATTCGTATGCTTGCGGATAAACAAAAGGTGCGTACACCAATCTTTTATCACAAAGTTTCATTACTTACCTCTATTCTGTTTTTTCTTGCGTAATCTTTCCAATTTACGAGCTTCCTTAGCTTTTCTTTCCTCTTCCTTCTTTTTAAGGTAGTCTTGGTAAGCATTCCTTGCTTCTTCCAAATGAATGTCTATGTTTAGTTTATCACGATCTATTTTTGCCAAATAGTCACGAATAAAATTTTCTTCATTAGTTTTAAGCCTATGACAGCTTGGCTTGCCCCCATTTAGTTTAAGTGGTATTGAACAAATAACCTGAAGATTTGACTTATCACAGATGATACCTCTAACAATATCATCGTACGACATATCAGCTTCACTCATCCATAAAGGCACCACTGGCTCTATATGGTCAATCTGAACGTGCTTTTGAGAAAACAAGCCACCACAGCAGGCACAACGATACCTTACTTGTTTTCTAGACCCGGGTGTTCCGTCTTTCTTCAAAGCTGGCGGCAGCTCTACGCGAGCTGCTTGAAGAACTTCTTTCATCTGTGGAGATAGACGAAAAACACGACGAATAGCGCCTTTTACTCGGGCTCTTTCTTCTACCCAGCGACCGTTATCATCATAGGGCGACCTATCTTTTTTGGCCATTTCTACTTACTTAATAGCGCCCGAAGTGTTTCCGCCTTTTTCGCCAAGAAGCATGATTAGATATTTAGTCTTTTGCTCGTTAATTTTTAGATTCTCTCGATAAGGAGCGCTAAGCTCTTTTACAAGCTCTTTTGCTTCATTTAACTGTTCGTCCTTCTCACGGGACTCCTTAATCTCTTCACGATACTTTGCATATCGTAGGATCATATTATCAAGCTCTTCTATAGAGAGTCCTTGTACTGTTGAAACCCATTCTGAATGCTCACTCTCTACTATTTCGCGAAAACTTTTCTTTCCTTTTGTAGCCATTATTGTCTCCCTTTTTAATAAACTTTTTTCTTATGCCATAAAAATATCACAGATTCAGTGATGAAATACACACGCACCTGAACCCTCACTTTTACAGTGTATCACATATCCGACTTTCTTGCCCATCTCTAATAACCACGATTCTGTCGTGGACAAGTTCTTTAGTTTCATTTGAGTGGTCAACAATCACTATTCTCTTGCCAGAAACATGAGTTTGTAAAATTTGCAGACATTGTTCTCTGCAAATAGAGTCTAAGCCATCAAAAGGCTCATCTAGAATGAATATATCCAAGCCCTTCCCAGCCCTTTCTTCAATCATGTCGATAACAGCAAGATCAACAGCAAGGTCAATCGAAGTTCTCTCGCCTCCAGACATACTCTTTACTGGTATGTCAACCTCTCCATCCATTGTGAGGATTGCGGTGACCTCGTCTTTTATTGCTCCTGCTTTTGTTTCCTTAAAACCCTCAAAAGATATAGTGGCAGTAGACATATTGGGGATGCGTGACAATATCTGTGTGGCCTTTACAGCTATTGAATCTAAGGCGTCTTGGAACAGATAGTTCATATAGCTTCTGATAAGTTTTGCGGCCTCTGTAGATACTTCCCTCATCTCAAAAGCTTTTTTATTCTTTTCGGTCAAATCCAATATCTGTTTTTCCTGTGTTTTAACAGCCAACTCTAAAGATTCCTTATTCTTAAGAAAGAGCTCTTTGTTCTTTTGAAAAGACTCAAACTCAGAACTCTTTTGAAGAAATAGCTTTCTGTGTTCATCTCTGTTGTATGATAGGTTGGCTATAGTCTCTGAAAACTTCGAACGTATAGACTCTTCTTGCTGCCTTACTCTCTCAAGAGCCTGTATATAAGCTTGGTTTATAAGCTGTTGCTCTTTTTCTAAACGCTCATTCTCTGCCTTGTATTCTGCTTCAGCATTGGCGATAAGAAAGGAAAACTTGTTTAGGTTCATATCGTTCTTTGCATTTTCAATCTCTAGTTTCTTATCATGTATCTGCTTTATAAGTGTTGGAATCTCCTGCTCTAAAGCCTTAGCCTGTTGTATCTCCTGTGCTTTCTTTTTGGCTTCTAATAACAATGTGTTGATCTCACTATGGCCTTGATGCCATGTCTGTTTGCAAGTAGGGCAGATATTATTCTTGATGGAAACGATTTTTAACTTAATATCTTCTAGCTGTAAAGCCGAAGATTTTCCTAGCTCTATGATTTTTTTGTAATCAGAAAGCTTGGATTCTAAAAGAGCTAATTCCTTTGTTTTAATGTTCCAGTTGTCTAAAGCAATTTGTCTTTCATTAGCTTCTTGGGTTTTTAAATCCTGAATTTTCTTAGAAAGATGTTCTAAAGAAGACCTGTCAATATTAGTAGGCGCCTTGGGTTTGTCTATAGCAGCCAAAGCTTGGTCAAGCTTTAATAGCTCGTCCTTAAGTAAGTTTTCGGCTCTATCAAGGTTATTTTTTAGAGATGGCAAAATGGCAGGGTCCCAGTCAAGCACAGGCTCCTGAAGCATAGAAAGGCTCTGGCGCGAAGAATCCAAAGCAGATTTCGTAGCTTCCAAGGCAGCTTGTGTTGTTTGTACTTCTTGGTCGAATTTCTTATAGTCCTGCTCTGCTATCGCTAGGCGTTGTGCCCATGTCTTAAGATCAAGAGCTTCTGCAAGAAAAGCATGGCACTCTTTAGGCGTAAGGTTTAAGAAGAAACCACCTTCTTTTTGACGCTTGTGTATCATCTTCCTTAATAAGTCTCTTGGAATACCCAAAATCTCATCAAGCTTTTCCTCTGCTGCCTTGTTATTTCCACTAACAATCTCAACCCCATCAATAGAGATAGACAACCCATCTGATTTTGACCTTTTTATCGCAATGCTTTTGCCTTCGTAGTCAAACTCTCCAAAAACAGACATAGCATCTTTGGTTAGGCGAGATTGTAAAACTGTAGCAGGAAGACTGTTTATACCTAGAAGATATTCAAGCGAATTGAATAGTGTGCTTTTGCCAGCACCAGAAGAGCCCCCAGTGTTGTTATTTTGAGCGTCTACTTGGACCAACATAGGCCTGCCGTCAAATACAACCTCGTGCTGTCCAACAAACCGACCTACGTTTTTCAGGCTTAATTTTTTTAATTTAAGCACTTTAGTCTCCTCGGTTTGGCGGCTTTATTCTGTCCTCTTGTAGCTCAATAATATTTGCGTTAACCTCAACAGCTCTAGGTTGGCCGTTGTCTATTGTTATTTTAGATGAAGATGTAGGCGCTGATAAAATCCTTTTGGATTCTTTTCCACATTTCTTACAAGGAACATTATCCTTTACATCTTTACCAGAGCGATAAAGTATCGGGAAAGATGTGTTGCAGTTTTGATCTGAACAAATATACCTAACTAATGGCATAATGATTTCCCGTCATACCTACGCAAACCTGCCCATTACTGAGCAAAATTCCTGCTAACTTCCTGCTTCACAGAGGTTGTTTTTACTTTAGATTACTCTTAAGGCTAGAGACTTTACCTCTTCACAGGTTTAATTAGGCTAAATTAGCCATAAAGGTCGTTTATGGCTGCCTAACTTATTGATTATACTATCATAGATTTGCATAGTTTACAAGAAAAATGTTAAAGCCCTAATTCTAACCAAGGTCTCTTTTTGTTTCCCTTAGACATTTTAATTATAGCAGTTTCTGCAAAGTTTTTAATAGCCTCGTATGGTACGATGTAAGCATAGCTTAGACCTTTATCGTTTCCAGCAAAAACAAGCCCTGCAAGCTCACCGCGCTCATTTAGAACGGCACTCCCACTTGACCCGCTCATGATTGTAGCAGAAACTACTTGAGATTCATAGAGTCTGGTGACTGGAACTGCGCCAAAAAACATACAATATAAAGAAATGTTTACGTTTGTAAGGTCAGAATCAGTACATTTTCTAGAGCCAACTACTAACTTGATAATTTCTCGGCCTCCAAAATGACCTTTTGTGATAATATTTGGCATTAAATCGGGATGACCAGTGATAGTTGCTTCTGTGTAAATAGCAGGAGCTGAATCAGCAATCCGAATACTTTGCTCAAGATCCGCAGCAACAGTCAAAACACACAGATCATGCTCTATGTCTGTAAGATATCCAGTCACTACATGATATTCTCCGTTAGTGCGCTTAATCTTTCCGCCCATCTTTAGGGCCCCATCACATACGTGTTGGTTGGTTAAAATGAAAGACTCACTTGGCGTGTTTTTGATAACAACACCAGAACCACCACGATTTCCTACCATATCTGTAACCATTACGGTATAGCTAGAAGGGTGTGGTGTTTTGATTTTGTAGTATATGTAACCAACAAGACCTATTAGAGCTATTGCTAAGACAGCCACAATAATGTAATTTACAGTAGAGGGGATAAAGCTAAATAAGATTTTTTTGACTTTTCTATAAATCAAATTGACTTTTTTCTTTGCCTTGTTTAAACGCTTCTTTATACGCTGTTTCATCTTGTTGGCTCTTTGCTGAACTTTGGTCATTATTTACTCTCCTTTTTTTCTCTAAACTCAGATAATGCTTTTAAGACATCTCCAAGTTTGCTCATGGTGTTTGTGTTAGTGTTTAATGGCGACACTTCTACTGTATTATCATCGATTTTCTTTAAAATACCGCCATTTGGCAAATTTAATCCCATTGCAGGTGTCTTGTTATTGTTTCCACCGTCGGGATTTTTGAGTTTATGTATGGTTTCCAAGCATTTCATAAATAACTTAAATTTTTCAAAATCCGCATTTTCAATTACACGACGATCTTTAGTAAGCATATATTTGTTAAGGACATCCCTATAGTATAGTTCAAGAATACCCATAACATCCGTCATTAAATCAATACCCTTCATACCTGCAATCTCAACCTTATTCTGAACAGACTCAGCAATCCTTGATAAGGTTTCCATTTTAGTTTCGTAAAAGTTGTATTTCCAACTATGGAATGTGACAACGTATTTCTTTACGCCTAGCTTTATGGATATCTCATGATACGAAGCACCGTTTATGTACAACTGAAGAGCTGTTGCAATTTGGTCTGGCCTTAAAGCAACACCGGGCAGCCCCTGTTCTATAAATCGCTCAAGATCTGCGATCTCTTTAGGGGTCATGTCTGGTGGGAATTTTCTATCCTTTTTTTCTATCTGCGACATTTTTCAAAACATTCCCTTCTTGGTCTACAACTATAACCTCTACCTCAGGCCATAGTAAGGTGTGTACTGTAGCTATAAGAGCATTCAATCTCTGCTCGTGGTATTGGTCAGGTTCATATGGTGAGCCAAAATCTAAAGTAAACTTTACTGTAGATCCTATACCGGGCACCTCGGCTGCGCTATCAAAAACTAGGTTGTAGGAAACCTTGACCTCTATAAGACCATCAAAGAAAACAAATGGGGCGCTTTGTAAGGTTTTAACATGAACTTCAGATAAACGACCTGTAAGGATTGCCCCCTTTTTTAGGTCTTTAAGAATTTCAGAATTTACTTGACGCATAAGTTCTCCAAGTAAGATCGTACACTATTTTTGTTTGTAACTCCATTGTAATTTTCAAGGTATTCAAAAATCGTTTTTGAGCTTTTGGACTTGGCCTTTCTTTCTATACTGTCTGTAGGACGTGCGACGATTTTGCACCTACCTTTAAGATTTTTGCTTGTCTGTTTAATCCAAGTAGAGTGACCAATTAGCTCAATAAAAGTCTTTGGGCCTAGCTTTAGATTTTGTGTATCGGAATCGGGAGTTAACAAAATTGTTCTAATAGGCTCAACCACTTGTGAAGTGTCCACCATATTCCACTGTCCATCAAATGTCCATATCCCTTTTATCTCGTTTGCATCCGATAAGGTGTCCCACTTGGGTGTGCCGGGGTAAAATACTTTTCCTATTGTCTGGGTTTTGTGGATGTGCCCAGAAACTATATTTGTAAAAAGTAGCCTATTCTGGTCAATACCCTCAGGGGCATAGAACCCATTTTCGAATTGAGACCCTTGAAATGTTTGATGGCAAACAAGAGTTTTTACCCCTACTTCTGATAGCTTATTAGCTTCTTCAATAAACTTCTCACTATCAGAAAAATAGGGCATAAATCCCCAACTATCGTGAATTGTTGGCCTATCTATAATCTTTACGTTCTTAAGGCCTATCTTTAAGGTGTCAAGAGCTGACATATGCCCTTCCCTTTGCTTATCGCCAATAAGATCGTGGTTGCCTACAAGCAGAATGACATTAGAGAACACACCAGACATACGAATGATGGTTCGCTGCCAGAAGTTTACAACCTCAAGTCGCAAGACAGCGTGAGTGTGAAACAAATCACCCAATACTATCAAAGTGTCTGCTTTGAATGTGTTCTGAGTGCGTTCAACAAGATCAAAGATCTTTTTCATATCCTCTAAATTAGAGGGCTGAACGTGTGGATCTCCTATAAAAATAGACTTCATCTATTCGCCTTTTATCTTTACCACAGAAACATGACGGCTTTCTACCATAATAAATTGACCATCAATACCTTCTGCTTTTCGAACCATCTTAGCCCATTGTGAGGTCATTAAGAGGTCTTCTGGAATATATGCAATAGACCCAGCAGGGAAAACCTGCCCATCAACTTTAGAGTCTACCAAAAGCTTCAATGGAACCAGATTTAGCTTCTGACCCGGAAGGGCCAATCCGTTTCTAATCTCTGGCCTAATACCCTGCCCTTGGGCGTATGGCTCTAGAATGAAAAGACCGTTTAAAGCAATCATACTTTAACCCCCTTTAGTCTTAAAACTTTTCTTTGAATGATAGGAAGCTTTCGTGCAGCTCCAACAAGCTTAGATACAAGGTCTTGCTTCACTAATGCTTCCTCAGGAGATTCCACTATCTCATTTGGTGTATTATCAAGTAGCGTATAGTAAGTATCTCCATCATCTTCGTCGTTAGGAGATGAATCAAGGGCCACAGGACTTGCTGCGTTAAGTAAATGTGATAGTTGGTCGACGGTTATCTTGTGTTTTGGCACTTTCATGCCGTTCTTCTCGTCTTCGATAAAGCTTTTGTTTATTGCCTCAGCAAGCTGGTTAAGGTCTTGTATGTCGTATTTAAATCGTAGAGAATTTGCACGGTAAAGAATTGCACTATCGGAAGGGTAAAAATGTATCATGGTTTCTGAGTAGCTATCAATCATATTTCCTGTCATTCGGCCTATACATACACCATTAAATACTCTAGTATACTCTCCAACCCACTTATCAACACCAGAGACAAGGCCCATTGATGCAATGCCGATTAAGTCCATTAAAGTAAGATGACTTCTGGGCACCTTTCTATAGAAAAGTTTAGCCCGATTAATCGCTAATGGAATATTATTTTCTATGAGTTTTCGCCTAGCTTCAACAACTTGGTGGTATAGTTTTTCTGAGCGCGCTGGGAACGGACCTTTCCAATTGTCTCTAATAAACTTAATTAGGTTGTAGTTTATATGGAAGCTTTGAAGCTCTTTGATATCGCCATTTCTTATGGCTGGAGTGATTCGGCTGCTAAATACCTTTGCTTTCTCTCTAAAATAAGGGCGTGCGCTTAATATCTGCCTATTAGTGACAGCCACTAGCAAAATAAACTGCTTATAAACCTCACGAGCCTGAGCAAACACAATAATACTCTTGCGGAACCTCTCTTCAAGATTCATCAAACGCTCTACCTGAGCTTTCTGGTCAGTTCCGTCCTTATTAAAATTAAGGACAGAGGTGACTTCCTCTGCAAACCGCCTTAAACTGTTATCAAATTCCTGATTATTCGTTGTTTTCTTTTTCATATTCCAATTATAGATATTCTATCACCGTCCCAGAGGACTTATAAAACTCAATTCTGGCTTTTAGATGCCTAATCATAACCTCAGCACCATTAACATAAAAATCATAAATTATTGCTTTTTTCTTTGGGGGATGTTTGTCTGCGTACTTACTTACTTCTAATTTTCTTACACTCCTACCCACAGCACCTTGTTTTGTCTTTATTTCGCTAGTTCCGCCCTGCCAATTCACAGTGTGATGTGTAGGATAAATGTTTGTACCAGTAGAAATACATGAAGTTCCAATTAATACCTTAACAGATCCATTATTGAATTTCTCTACTGCCTCTATAGGGTTGCTATTCTTAATCTCTTCATAAACTTTTCTCTGTTCTTCTGTCATGGAGTTTATAAGATGGTCTACTATATATGGGTTATTCTTCATGGCCTTTTTTATCTTAGCTTTGTCTATGCCCATAACGACTGAAATAATATTAATCTTATCGTCTGCGCTTGTAGCCAAGGCATATGGCACCTTAAGATGAGGGGTAAGTAAAAGTATTTGGGAAAGCTCATCAATTAAAATGAGTGTTGATTCGTTCCTAGCTATGGCCACTGAGTTTGCAAGCTTTGCAGCAAAAGCTGCAATGTTTGGGTTATTTAAAAAATGAACCCGCTTTATCTCTAGCACGTCCTGACTATAAAAAGATGGGGCAGGAGTGTCAACAGGTACTATCTTAAATGAATGATCGCAAATATATCCACCTTTGATAGCATCCTCAGTGCTTAATCTGTAAACCGTCTTGCCAATAATGGCCTGAAGCAATTTCTCTGTTCCATCACCTCGTGTCTGTGTTCCAGATAAGAAAAACCTATAAGGGATATCCTTAAGGATTCCATGACAAACACTCTCAAGAGTTTCTGCGGGGATTGTATGAGATTCGTCAGCAAGAAGCACATCGGCTTTTGCTATCTCCTCATACTCTTTTGTCCCCTGTTTGAGGTTAGTTAAAGAATCTGAGATACAAATCATAAATTTTTTACCAAATTTCTTCTTACCATCCCCAATCATACCCACAGAGGAATTTCCTAGATAATGCTGAAACCTATCAACCATCTCAGAAAAGATAGAAGCAGAAGGAACCATAACAACAGTCTTAAGACCCAGTTTCTGGGCAATCATCAATATAATAAGAGACTTTCCAGCTCCAGTACAAAGCTCTACATTACCATGCTTAATATTTAGCAGCTCATTTATAGAGTCTGATTGGTAAGGATATGGAGACATATCCATCTTTCTATACCATGGATATGGTCTAGGTACTGGGTAAACTATGTTGTTTACAACTTCTACATCAAACTTTTCCTGTAAATATGGAAGAAAGCCCGGTCTTATGCATAATTGGCCATCATCGTCCTCAAACATCACTGATCGCTCGATCTTAGATTGAAGCATATCACCATGAGCTTTCCAACCCTCTGGGTCATAGGAGAGCCATCGCTTATTTTTCATATGACGTTTATACTGAAACGCAATAGAATTGTTCCTGTATTTAGTATAAGCCTCAAGTTTTTTAAACTCTTCCTCTGTAGATGAGGAAAAGTCAAGAATAGCTTTTGATCCAGAAATGATTGTAGCTTTTATCATTTTATCTTGCTCCCAAAAACTATGATATCATATTTTATAAAGTCATGGAGGTGCCTAAGTGTCTATTAGAAAAGCAAAAACATCGGCTAAAATGTTCATTTCAGATCAAAAACATCTTCAAGATATTGTGTTAAAAACGATGGGCCGAATCAGCGAGATTGTAGGGGCAACCTACGGACCGGGTGGTCGTAACATATTAATTGAGAGCGATATTCCCGGTATTCCAAACAAAAATACTAAGGACGGAGTTACGGTTTTCCAAGCACTTGGGGCTGCAAACCCATACGAACACCTAATCATAGAGCAAGCCCGGGATTCTGCTAAAAGAACCGCAACAGAAGCTGGTGATGGTACAACAACAGCGACTATCTTATCTGCTGCACTTGTGACTTATCTTTACGAATTTTGTAATAAAAACCCCAAGTTTAGTCCCCAAAAGGTCGCACGAGATGTGTCTGCTGTAGTTAGAAAGAAGCTTGTTCCTTTAATACGTAAATACGCTATACCTATTTCTACCGAAAACATCGATTTATTAAGACTTGTCGCACGCGTCTCTGCAAACGGAGACGATGATATGGCCGATGCAGTTATGAAAGCTTTTGAAGAGCTTGGTTATGGAGAAAATGCCCATGTCACTATCAAGGAGGTTAGTGGCCCATATGGTTATGAGGTAGGTTTGATAGAAGGTTTTCCTATCCCAATAGGATATGAAGAGTCAATAGGTAAGTTTCATCCTGTTTTTATTAACGACCCGGGAAACCAGCGTTGTATATTAGAAAATCCAAAATTCCTTCTATACGACGGACAGATTGGAGATCTTATTTCCCTACAAAATATTACAGATCAGGTAGGGCAAAAATACAACGATGGTGATGCTGAATATAAGAATCTTGTAATTTTTGCCCATGGGTATAGCGAATCAGTACTGAATGCCCTTGCATACAACTTTGCAGATCCTATAACTATAAATGTAGTCCCTATGGTTACGCCTAAGGCGCCATTCATGAATGCCCAGACCCATTTTCTACATGACCTTGCAGCTTTTACTGGCGCAAAAGTTTTTGGTCTAAAGGACAGTTTGGCAAAAGCAACTCTTCAAGACCTAGGTTATGGCATGAATTCTTTTGAAGCTTATCGCTTTAGATCTACAGTAGTTGGGGATCCTGATCCAGTAAACATTGAAGTAAGAGCTGAGCAGCTTGCTCAACAAAAGAAAGTTGCAGAAAGCAAGGAAGAGGGTATATGGTTAGAGGAGCGTTTGGGTAAATTAACATCAGGTATTGCAAAGCTTACTATATATGGTGGTTCTAATGGAGAACTAAAAGAAGCTCACGACCGATGCGAAGATGCGGTGTGTGCTGTGCGAGCCGCTATCAGCAAGGGTGCCCTTCCGGGGGGATGCAGAATTTTACTCAACCTTTTCAATTATATAATATCTACACAGGATGTTCCTTCACACGTTAAAAGTGTACTAGCACCTTCTCTTATGGTTCCAATCACACGTTTGCTTAATAACGCAGGCGTAAATGATGAAGAATCTCAGGAGATTATCGAGAAGCTTTTAGCTAATGAGAATCTTGTATACGATGTTGAAAACCAGAGATTTGGCACTGCTGAGGAACTTGGAATTTTTGACTCCCTACCTGCTGTTGAAGAGTCTCTTAAGAATGCAACTTCGATAGCAACAGTAATGGGTACATTAGGTGGGCTTATTGCTTACCCTAGGGATGAGATATTTGAAAGACAAGAAGCTGCTGCTGATGCAGAAATGAGAAGGATTATTGAAAATCCCACCGCTTTCCAAAACGAGGCAAACGAGAGAATCTAATGGAGATTAAGACTGAGTTGGAAGCTGAAGAGCTAAAAAAAGCGCTCTTCCTTCAGGTATTAGAAAGCCCTAAGGATTTGGAAGAATGGGTTTATGCCTATTTAGGCATACGCTTACCTTCTGACACGGTAGATCCTGACTCTAATAGTAATCCAATAGATGCAATGTGGAGCATATATGAAGCTGTGAAGCTAAACAAAGGGGAGGACATCCCGGGCTATATTATGCTCTCAGCTCGAGAGGCATACAAGACATTATCTAGCTCTATACTTGAGGTTTTAATACTTACACACTTTCAGCTATCTATTGCTCATATGGCTGCCATTGCATCGCAAAGTAGTAAAGCTATTAGCTATATTCAGTCTTTTCTTGTAAAGCTAAAGCCTTATTATGACCATCATGGTTGGGTAAAAGTTGGCGATTCAAAGACAAAAATTCAATTCCAAACACCACAAGGCAATTCCCCATATATAACAGTCATCATCTGTACGTTACAGGGTGCAAACTCAGAGCACGTACCTATAATGTTCCTTGATGAGGTGGATGTTGTTCGTGACCCTCAGGCCTATGACGAAGCCAAAATGATTCCCGGCATGGAAAGAGGAACTTTTCCCATCACAGTTAAGCTTTCCACACGAAAGTTTGCTTTCGGTATGATGCAGAGGGAGATCGATCTTGCAAGTACTACTGGAGAAATAATAAAGAAATGGAATATAATAGATGTAACAGAAAGATGCCCACCAGAAAGACATAAACCAAATGAAGATGGAAGCAAGGTAGAACTTTACGTGCATAGGAAGCTTCCTTTGAGATCTTCTTTTGAAAGTGATTATGAGGCACTTCCAGAAGCCCAAAAAACAGAATGGGAAAAGGTCAAAGTACACCCGGGTTGCGTAGAGTGTTCTCTGGTTGCTGTTTGTAAGGGCAGACTTGCAGACAAGCCATTAACGGCAAAGTCTACTAAATCAACTCTTTACAAGCCTATTAAATCAGTTATTAATAGCTTCAAAAAGATCCCACCAGATATGGCAGAGGCCCAGCTTATGTGTTGGAGGCCTTCAACTAAGGGTTTAATTTATCCAAGATTTGAAGCTACACAACAAAATGGGAACATAGTGTCTATCCCCAAGGCTTGGGAAATCGTAACTGGCGAACAAAAAGAAGATGCAAATCTTACACAATTCGTAAGTATGCTACACGATATTGGAGCAAAATTCTATGCTGGTGTCGACTGGGGATATACCCATGAAAGCACTATAGTGGTTATGGCAGTCACTGCCTCAGGGTATTCTTTTATTATAGATGTTTATGGCAGCCCGGGTCTTGAGATTCATGATTTTGTTGAGGTTTGCGCATCTTACCAAGAAAAATACTACATAGGTCGTTGGTTTTGCGATAACGCGGCCCCAGCAAACATAAAAACGCTTAAAAAGCGTCTAAAACAGATAGCTGCCCATGTAGTGGTGCCTGACTTTAAAAAGGATGTTCTAGGCGGTATTGAGGCAATCAGAAGTCAGATTGTAACTTCTACAGGATCTAGGAGGCTTTTGGTCTTGGCCACCCCTGAAAACGAAAAAATTGTACAGGGGTTCAAGGTCCATCACTTTCAATTAGATATGGCAGGGAATCCAACAACCACCCCAGATGATGAAGAATACGCAGATATAATGGACGCGCTAAGGTATATTGGTCAGAATGTATTTGCTACAAGCACTTCAAAACCACTTTCAGGCCAAAATATAGAGCCTAAGACCATCCAGCAAAAAACAATCCAAAATACTAATAGCCTAGCCCAGATAGCCCAAAACGCCAATACGGAACTTATGAAGCAGGAAATTTATAAAAGGGCCACCCAGTCTTCTTCATCCCAAATCGATGATAAAATAAAAAACAGAAAGATATTTTGGAACACTGATTAGTGGCAATCTTATAAATAGTATAAACCTAGCTTCAGGTTCCTTTAGGAGAGGTTTTGATGTCTAAAATGAACGTATTTGTTTATTTAAACGCCTATAAGGACTCTAATCCTTCTAATAACCCATCCATGAATAATTTTAAATGGATAAGGGAGCTTCAAGGCCTTTCTGCTAAAGAGCCTCAAAGTATTGAGTTCACTCTGGCGCCCGGCGAATCTAAAGTCATGTTTGATGGGCAAAGGGCACTTTTGTCAGATAGTACAACTACATATTCTCTTACTCTTCAAGCTGGAAGTATTTATGTATTGAAACATACAGCAGGTACTGCCCCCGCTTTTAGGACTTTACGAAATATTGGTTACGACGCCACCACACAGATCACAGTTACGGTTTCAGGCAGTCTTATGACTTTGACTTCCACTGGTGGAACCCCTATCACAACCACTTCTGTATTAGTTGGCGATGAGGTGTCTGTGGGTGTAGGTTTTAACGCAGCCAATAGAGGTAGATTTAAGATTATTTCCAAAACAGCAAATAGTATTACAGTAGAAAACGCTTCTGCTTTGGCAGAAGGTCCTGTGACTTTAGGCTCAGATTATACAGAAGATATGCGTATATACTCAGCCTCAGGTGTACAAAAGGGCGATAAAATTCGTCTTGGTTCTGGCTTTTCCCTAACTGCACAAAACACCTACACAGTTACAGGAGTGCAGGACAACCTTGTTGAATTCTTTTCAGCATCGGTTTTACCTAACGAAACAGGTCTTGTAAACCCTTCAGTTGTAATATATTCATCAGCAAAAAAACTGATTTATGCTGAAACCAACAAACCTGTTGATGTGAATATTAACGGTGTGGCTGAATCAAAGATTGAGCCATTTATAGAAGGCAATAACTCACTTCCCGGTATGCTGTTAAAGCGATCCACCATGTGGAGCATGACCATCACAAACAATAGTACCGACACAGCTACCCTTTACTTTATAAGTATCGAGTAATCTATGTCAGAAGAACAAAAAAATAAACAAAAACAACAAATTATATTTGCAGCAGGCGAAATAGACGCTGCTGTTCTTGAAGCAAACAACCTAATGAAAAATGAAGGTGAGGGGCCACTTACTTACGCCATCAAAAGGGCAATGGGTACGGCCAAGAAAAACTCGGTTCCAAGAATTGGATTTACAGAAGATCCAGTATCTAATGATAATTTTGCTGGTGTTTACAAGCTTAAAAAGAGGCTTTTGCCTGATTCTGTATTAAAACTTGTACGTGTCCAGAACCACCTTGTGGCCTCTATTTTAAGAGCTAGAGCAAACACTATGTCCATGTTTGGGCATATCAAGCGAGACCGATTCGATATCGGTATTAACATCTCTATAAAATCAGAATTTGAGGGACACATCAAACCCGAACAGATGGTTAAGATTAGAGATCGTATTGAGAGATTCAAGAAAATACTCATTAATTGCGGCCACACAGAAGGCTTAAATGATAATGAAAAGATGAGTCTTTCAGAATTCTTCTATCTACAAACTATAGACGGTCTTTCTTTGGGAAGATTTGCTACTGAGATTGTTTACGAAGATATGGATGACGGAGACCCAAGAGATCTTAAAGATCGTCCGAAGAAATTTAACAGATTCAGACCTGTTGACGCTGGGACAATTTATAAAACAGTAAAAAAGGGAGAGTCTGCGACAGGCTTAAGGCAAGCTGGAATCAAACTTCTAGAACAAGTTACAGGAAATAGGATTGACTCTAAGATTTTTGAAAAAGACGAGTATGCGTATGTTCAAGTTATAGATGGTATGCCTAAGCAGGCATTTGCTCCAGATGAGCTTATTGTTCACAATCTCTATCCTTCAAACGATATTGATCACAATGGATATCCCGTAACCCCAATCGACACTTGTATTAGCTCAATTACGACCCATTTATCAATTGATGCCTATAACAAGCTTTATTTTCAAAACGGAAGAGCGGCAAAAGGTATCTTAGTTATCAAATCAGAAGAGCTTGACCAAAATACACTAAACCAATTAAAACAGGATTTCATGGCCTCTATCAACAATGTAGGTAATGCTTTCAGGGTTCCTGTTTTTGGTATTGGAAAAGAGGATGAGGTTGGCTGGACTCCAATGGTTTCAAGCTCAGGGGATGGAGAGTTCCAGTTCTTGTATGACTCTGTTGCTCGAAACATACTTTCTACCTTCAGTATGTCGCCAGATGAGCTTCCGGGTTATGGTCATCTTTCACGAGGTACGAATCAGCAGACGCTATCTGAAAGCTCAAACGAGTTCAAACTTACTGCTGCTCGCGATACAGGTTTAAGGCCTCTTATTTTACAGTTTCAATCATTTTTGAATGAGAAGCTTTTCAACATCATTGACCCAGAACTTGCTCAACTTTGCGTTATAGAGCTGTCTGGCTTGGATGCCCAGTCTAGGGAGCAAGAGTCTTTACGCCTTCAGCAAGATATGCCAATACATATGGATTATGACCAAGTATTGGCTGATGTTGACAAGAAACCTGTAGGCGAAAGAATGGCTGGTAAAGTTCCAATGAACGAACGCTACCAAGTCATAGTAGATAAATATGTAGATGTTGCGACCGTAATATCGGAATTTATGAAAAGCCCTGTTGCTCTTGCAGACCCTCTCTTAAAATATAAGAGAGATCCTTTCTTTATCCAAAATCTGCAGATTTTAATGCAAACAAACCCTGCGGCTGTTAAGGCCTATTATGCTACAAAACCATACACTATGGACATATTAAAAATGATGATTCAAGATTACCTAGACGAAGACATGGAAAGGACATAATATGCAAGGAAATGATGGAGTTGATTACAAAAGAAAGTACTTAGACCTAAGAGCACGCTTCATCGAAGCTCTTGATGTAGCTTTCCGTGCAGGTTACGAACAAGGTGCTAACGAACAACAGATTCAGGACATGGCACAGAAAGTACAGACACAAGCTCAGCAACTAGCTATGATGCAGGGTCAGATGGCAGGTGTACCTGTAACGGACCAGTCTGCTAGCTCTGAAGATACGGAAGCTTCAGAAGCTACTGGTAGTGAAATGGATGCAGCTATAGCTGAGTTGGAAAGTCTTGTTAACAAGTCAGAACCCTCACTTGAGGATATGAAAAAATCTATAGAGGCTTTAAAGAATAGCCGAATGAATCAAAAATTACAAAGGGCCACAAAAGAAGCAAATAAAAAGCTTCACTTGCCTCCCAAGCCATTATCTTTATCTTATAAAGTAAACTTACCAGAAGAATCTAAGCAGGCAGTTTCGATGCAGTCGAAGATTGTTAGCGATATCCTAAATAAATGGGAGCAAGAGGCTCAAAACTCAGCAAGAGACATCGCTTCTATCCTCGGTACAGAGGCGTTAATAAAGAAAGAGTAATAAGTATCCATGCGTGGCATCAGTTCGTCCACTAAAAACAAAATACATGAGCTTGTAGACGAATTATTCGACAGGATGTCTCTCCAACTTATTGGAGAAGTTCCTTCTTTAAAGAATAAAAAATCTATAATTTTTACAAGCAAGCCAGACCTTACATTGTCTCATCTTTTCCTTAAGTCTCTAGGATCAGAAAGACTTTTACCACAGGAGAAAGAGGCTCTTAAAAATCTACTGTCCACAGCAGAGGAATACATCTCTTCTCTTAGAGCGAAAACAAAAGCTCAGCTCACAGAGAACATAGATAGCTATGTGAAAGAGCAAAACCTAAAAAACCAAACACCTTCAACAGCAGATATTAAAAATCTGATAAATGAAACTTTAAACAAGGCCAGAGATCATTTTAAAACTATAGCTGAAGCCGAAAGTACTAAAGCCAGAAATATGGGCAAGGCTTTACAGATCGGCAAAGTAGCCACTTCGCAAGGCGTTCAAGACCCTAATGTCTATTATGTTGTAATAAAAGATGGCAAGACGTGCAGTGAATGCATTAGACTCCATTTAATGGATGATCTAATCACCCCTAGGGTTTGGAAACTAAGTGAGATTGGATTTAATTATCATAAAAAGGGGCAATCAAACCCTAAGATTTCGGGACTACATCCACACTGTAGGTGTAGCCTTGCATTCCTTGCTCCCGGCTTTGGATTTAAAGCTGGCCGTGTTTCATGGATAGGAGAAGGACACGACGAGTATAAGGCTCAAAGGGGACTGGGATGATTAAGTTCATAATTGAGATTATGAAAATGTTTTTGGGGAACTCCCAGTCCGCAGCTTCAGAAGCTATTGCAGCTGTCGAAAAAATGCCAGAATCCAATAAAATAAAAGAACACCCAAAAGAAGAAGAAGAAAAACATAATCAACCTGAGGTTAACGTGAATAAATTGGTCACTATCGATGAGATCCTAATGGGAAGAGCTAAGTTCGAAGATTTGCCTGAAGAGCATCAAAAAAACATAGTGGAGTTGGTTGATAAGATCAACAAGTTTTTTGAAGGGTACGCTTGGCCAAAGCAGCTACCAAAAAAAGTCAACGATGGATATCGAAGACCTCAAGACAACCCTAAGAATGGATCAGCCACTAGTTGGCACTTTAAAGGAGCTGCTATAGATTTAGATGACGATGAGTCTGGAATCACGTGGAAATATGTATGGGCTAATCGGCACAAGCTTAAAGAGCTTGGCCTATATGTTGAGCACCCTTGCTGGACGCATCACAAGGGCGGAACTTGGGTTCATATACAAACAAAAGCCCCAAGGTCAAAGAAGAGGTTTTTTATACCTTCTACACAGCCTAATCCGAACCCATCTTTCTGGGATGGGAAGTATGAAAAAGATTTGGATGTTTAATATATTTATTTTTTAATAATTTGTTTTTCTTTCTGTTTCAAGAACTTATCACTATTAATGATATGATTTTCCACTTTTTCTTGTTGGGCAGGAATCTTATCAGATTTTTCAGTCCCATTAATTATCTGATGCAATTCCTGTTGATACTCTTTCGTATTCATTCTATGAAACCTATGTAATCTAGACATTTTACCACCCTTTGTTTTAAAGTTTATTATTTATTCATGCCATTTTCCATTAATAATATGGTCAGGAAGTAGGCCAGCTTTTTGTGGGGCATAAGCAGAGCCGGGTTTTGCTTGATTTAGATGGCCTATTTGGCGTGAAAAATTTACATAAGAATTCTGGCCCATCGTCTCTGTGGCTAATGCTTTTTGTGCTAATGGGCTATACATTTTTTTATGCTCAAGATATGCTTCATGCTCTCCTTTAGGGCCGAAGCCGTTCCTCAACTTATGATGAATACTATCATGAACTATTCTGAATAGATCATTAGCTAAAAGCGGCTTACCCTCATGAATGAATTCTGTGGGTTGTAGCATAGGATGATCTTTAGGAATGTCGTCTTCGCTACCAAATCCCAATTCTGTTGGAAACAGCCACATATGCCCTTTATCCACATCAGCATGTAGATGTTTAGAAGTTGGGTATGGGTTATGACTTGGGTCTTTTATTTTGGATATTTTAAGCCCTTTATTAAGCAGATCCTTAAACTGCTGCTTAGTCTCATTTATCAAGGCGTTATAAGCAGCTTTAACTTCTGGATGATTAGGATCATGCTTCATTTCATGGTAGGCATCGGCTATTATTCTACCATGCACTGGATTAATGTTAACCTTAGGAGCTGAAGGAGTGGGTGTTTGGGGTGGGTTATTGTGTTGCGGTTTTTGTACCGCAGCAGGAAAATTATTTAAACTTGTCTTCTCACTAGCTTTTGTTAGCTTAGGCTTAGGAGAGTTTTTAATCTGATAAAGTTTTGCCCTGTGCATAAACCCAGCAATGAAAGGATCTTTAGATGCTCCTGATCTCATTCCGTAGTTTTCTCTTTCCCAAGAGCTTTGCCGCTCTTCACGAGCAGCTCTCTTCTCCTCAGGGGTTTTGCCTTCGTCAACACGAGCTTTCTTAAAAGGCGAACCCATATAATGATTAAAATTATGAGTAAAAATAGTTCCATCTGGCAGAATAGAGTAATAATCCTCAGGTTTAGTTTGGTGAAATTTAGTTCCTTGGCCCATAACCACCTTTCCAGCATCAGGGCCGTGATTATATATCATTTTATGTGTGTAGCCATCAGATTCGACATGTGACTCCTGACCTGTCATATGGGCCAGAGCACGTGCAGCTTCCTTTTGGTCATCTGAAGGATCTGAAATCAGGATACACTTTTCAGGCTTACCATAATGGCCATTTATCGAATGGATCGTTCCGCCTAAAAATTGTTTTAAAAACTCAATGGCATCATCATGAGATAATGGGATTTCTACCTTATCTGGATAAGAAGAGTTCTCAACAGAGAAGATAATGTGAGGCTGGCGAATTAAATGTTTCATAATCTTTTTATCTCCCAAACTTACAAATCTCTTATTAAATCGTTGTTACAAACATTTTCTGTCCAAATATACGTTGTAATTGTTTTAGAATATCTCTTCTTTTTTCTTCTAGCTCAGCGCGTCTGATTTGAAATAATGCAGGGCCCGGGTTGCTACTAGACTGTCCAATACCGTCTTGGCTAAGGCTAACAGAAGTGTTTTGATTGTTAGGGGCAATACTGCTAAGTATATTCAAAGCCACATAAATGCCAATAAGGTTGTTCACCACAACAGGAACTTGGCCAGCATCTTTACAAAGACCGGCCGTAAAGGTGACGGTCCAGTATGCTGGAACCCACAGTAAACCTCCTAAAACAGTCAAAAATGCAATACCGCCATTCCCAACAGCGCCATTTACAGTGTTTACTCCATAAGCAGCTAAAAGAGGCACAACATTGATAAGTCTTTGATGAAAATTGGCAGTATCAATCCATTCGGCTGGTATCCTAAAAATATTTGCCATGTTGGCCGAAACAATAGAAAGGTCCTCTATAGATATAATAGGGCCTGCGTTTGTTCTAAGATGGATATAGGATTTATAATCATTATAATGAAAGGGAAGGCGCTCTTTAAACTGCTCAGCAAAAACAGGGACCTTTAAATCAATCTCGATTTCATTAATAGCAAGATTGATCTGATCTTTTAGCTCTTCATTTGAATAGCTAACACCCGGTGGCAGCTTATCAAGTATACCTTTTAAGTATCTACTTTTTAACTTAGCAGGTGTGAGAAGTGGCTCTACCCTAGTAAGGAGACCAGATGTGTCATTGGCTTGAACTGGATATACGTTTGTCGCAATGGGTTTTGATTGTGTATAGTCTGCCATTAGCATCCACCCTGATTAAACAACTCTACGACCAGTCCTTGAAGGATAACAAAACGTCTAGTGACCCCTCCTTCTGTAAAAATCACCTGAACATTACCTGAGCTAGGCTTATCGGTACTAAGAAGATCAACCTTCCAAATAGAGCCATCCAAGGAAGAGACTACTGTTGCTGTTTTGGTAATAACATTATCTGGATTCACTGCTGGAAAAACGACTTGGACAGATGGAGATGCGCCAGTAGGTATATATCTCAGACCATCCTGTTCCAAATCCACTAGCTGTAAATAAAGAGTATTAGGCTCATCAAGCCTAATAGTCCATTCAGTTGCTTTTTGAAAGGAATTAATGTTTTGAAAATTTTTTAGAGGGGTGGCGCTTAGTCTCACATATACTCCTATAAGTGTACCTTAAAGATTGCTTTCCATGCTCTGTAATAGATATGCATCTGCCCATCACTGGGGATATCTAATGGCATGGACTTCGTACCTGCTTAACCTCGGCTGCCATAGCTTACTCTCCACAGGTTTTAATTTGGCCAAATGCGTCGTATGGGCCGTTTATATTGGCCTAACTTATTAATTTTATTATCATAGATATATACAGTTTACAAGCAGAGTTTTACGCCACACGCTCTGCGGTAATCTTAATGAGGTGGATTATGCATTAAAAAAATATCTAGCAGCATTAAGGAAAAAAATCAATGGACCCTAAATTTAAGCCTATAGGTACATTAATTCACGGAATAGCCGCTTCTGAGCATCTAGATAGTTCAGGAGAAAGGATTTCAATTAGAGGCTTAGATGTCTCATCGCTTGAGCGTGATGGAATATTTAATCATGAGCATAAAAACGAAGTCCCTGACCAAATTGTGGGGAAAATTTTAAAAGCCAAAAAAATCTTCAGCGAAGAAGACTGCGAAACCCCCGAAGAGCTTTATTTTTGGCATAAGTCCCAAGCACCTTATGTATATGTTATGGGCGAGCTATTTGATGGTGTAGGCCACAAAGGTGCTCAGGAAATTGCCGCCATGCTTAAATATGACCATATAGCCAGACAACAAAATCGGTCAGGGTTAAATGTGGTCAATTTTTCCATAGAAGGTTCAAAACTTAGCAAAGAAGGTCAAGAAATTACAAGAGCACTAGCTAGAAAAGTGACAATCACCACTGCGGCCTGCAATAAAGTTGCTGTGGCCGAACTTTACGACCCTGCTAAGTTCTCGAAAAAAGAGAGTATTTTAGATTTTACAAAGTCAGAAAACCTAGGAGTAGGAATGTCAAAAGAAAACGTTAGGGAATTAAAACTGCCAACAGCTCAAAATGTTGCAAAACCTAATAAAAATCTTAGCTCTACAATGAGCAGCTATAATGGTGTTAAAAAAACTATTACCGCAGACTCTGGTCTAACGGCCCCTTCTGCCAAAATGGGTGGGGCGGCCCTTGTTCCAGAATCTATCGAAAAAGATATTAAAAAACTTCCTAACTTTGAGAAATTCTTGAAATTTATCCAAAGTAAGTATCCTAATATGTCTAAAAACGAGGCTGAAGCAATGGCCAAATACTTTACAGCCAGAGCTATGATTAAGGCTGAAGAGGCTCTTGAAAAAATGGCCCAACAGGATTTAGATAAGTCTAAAAACGTCAGGGAACAAAGAAGAAAAATATTTGGCACAGATGCAAATGCCCCTCGCTTGTCAGATAAACGAATAAAAATGATGCAACAAATCAGAAACTTCGCTCAAAAAAAGTTTGGTATGCCAATGGAAATAGCGGAAGGAAAGCGAGACAATTCTGGAAAGTTAAGAGAAGATAAAGACAACCAACCAGCTTATAATATATTCTCACCAGAAGGCGTTCGTAAAGAGAAAAAACTTCTTGAGCAATACAAGAAAAAAGGCATTAAAAGGACAGACCCTAAACCTGACTGGAGATCAGGAAGACTTGAGACCCAGCCCTCACCAGATGCGGCTGTCCATGAACTTGCCCATCTTTATCTTGCTCCAGAAGGCATGAATCCTGCGGCCTTTCAAGAACATATGGATGAGCTTTGGGGAGAGTCTCAGAAGAAATATGGACATATGCAACAAAAAAAGACATATGGGGAAATCCAGCCTATGTCTGTAGAAAACCCAATTAGAAGAGAGCTTGGACTTCCTGCTAACAGAGCCACAAAGCCTGTAAAGCAGAATGAAAAGGCACTTGACTATGAAGGCTATCGTTTTGTTGAAGGTAAAGATTCAACAGGTAAAAAGGTATTTTATGATCGACAATCAAGATTAATGACTCCTGAAACAAGGGAGCGTGTCGAACAAATCCGTGAGGGTTCGCTTAAGTTCCATCCATCAGTTGGATGGTTTAAAGATAACAGCCCAGATTCATTAATTAATCTTCGTGGGCGTGGTAAGGTTGAGGAAGCAAAAGCACGTGCTCAACAGCGTTATAGCCAACAGCTAGCCCCTAAAAAGCTTGCAGCTAGTGAGATGGATAAAATTAAGCATTTAACTAGATTTGGCCAAATGAATAAGGCAGAATTGGAAATACAACCAGAAGAAAAAGAAGAAAACAAGCAAACTAGCATGAATATAGTGAGCACTGCTCATCCACACAGTTTTTACTACATTGCTGGAACCGAGCCTGAACATATAGCAGCTTCTGGTGCTAGTGCAAAATGCGTAATAGAGATCCCTGAAGAAGCTAGAATCTATGATATTAGTCATGACCCTATGGGGTACGAAAAACAGGTACGTGAGTTGAACAACGGTATTTTGGATATAGACATGATGCATGAGCTTATTAAGCAAGGTGGATATCATGGTTTTATTGCCTCTAATCATCCAAATGAGGACATGAGGAATATCGTTGGAATATACCATCATGACTATTAATAAAAATAATGTGGGGTGTATTAAATATGTCAATAGAAATCAAACCCAGCGAAATAGAATCTGTAGACTCTATTGGAGAGCTATACGGAGACGAAGTCAAACTTGTTAAGACCAGAGGTGGACTTTATATTGCAGTTGGACGTCTGCGTGGTAAGAAAAGAGAAGAAGTGATTGCTGCTGGCTCTCATCCAGCCATAGTAAAATATAACATCGAGAAATCATTTGCTGAGTTTAGACCAGCTATGATGAAGAGCGAAGCTGGTGAGGAAAGCATAGTTACAGGTATGTCGGATCTACTACCTGCCAATATGAGAAAAAGCGGCTACGATCTTTATGTACTGAGAAAATCTAATGAAGTTGATTTTGTTTTGACTCAATCCCAGATTGAGGTTATTAATTTCCCGGGTTATATAACTGATTCAGACCTTGTTCTTTTTAAGAGCGATAAGGTGGTCACTAAAGATATCGCTCAAGCTATGTCTGCTGTAACGGCTGCGGCTGCTATGGTTGCTATAGAAGAGGATAAGACAGGGATTGTACACGAAAACAAACGATATAATCCTAAAGCTGTATTAAAAAAGATATGAGCGTAAAAATATTGTACCTAGATGGGAAAGAGCGAGAATACTCTGAAAACGAGGATCTAATTTCTCAATTAGACAATGCCTCGACTGTTGAAATAGGGATAGATAATCCTGAAAAAGCTAATAATTTTCTTTCTGCTGTTTGTGACATCCCAAGTTATATTATACTTCCTCCTGTAACTATAAAGGTTAACCACCAAGACACTATAGTTGGTGCAAAATTGGCAAGAAAAGCAAAATCCATAAGCAAACGCACAGCTTTTGCGTGGTTAGTCAAGGAGATAATAAAGAACCAAGCTAATCTAGAGTCGAAACTCAGTGATATTATTATGGAAATCCATGCTGTAGGCGATGCCATTAAGTCTGGGGAGGCTATAAAAAATGCCTAAACGTCCACCAAAGGGCCAACAACTAGATACGATCCCTAGAGAGGGCGATCTCTTTCAGAGCTCATTCGACCTACGAAAGCAGGATCAATTTGTCACGTCTCTTGGCGTGCAATTTATACACTACAAAGCACTTCCTTCGCCTATTGGTCTAAAAGACAAAGGGGACTATCGACGATCTGATGGTATAGACACAATTAGTTCAAACGGATTTATATACAAAAAAGCTGGATGTTTTACAGCAACCATGGTGGGTAATTCTGATAGAAAGAAGTCTTCAGATGGTGGTTTTTTAGATGAGTCTATAGCTAGGCTAATCATGCCTAGGTTTTATGATAAAGGTCAAGAGGTTGCTGGTGGAAGTAGAATCTACCTAAGTCCCGGGGACCGAGTGTACATAGCAGACCCTAACGCTGATGTTCTAGTTCCAAACTTCCAAAGAATGGATTACGAACCTGATCAGGACAACCGTCCTATGTTTCCTATTTGCAAGATGGAATACATAGAGGATAGTCAGGGTAGAACATTTCAAGAGGGTGCAGATTTTATAATTACTCCTTGTGGAAACATCAGGTGGCTGCCTAGCGGAAAAAATCCCGGAATCGACCCAGATACTAAAAGAGGAAGAATCTACTCTGTTAGATATCTATATAAGGCCTTTTGGTATGTTGTCCAAATACCTAATGAGGTAAGAATTACAAACATAACTAATGGCGATGTTCGATCTCCAGAGAGAATGGCTTCACACGCCGTCATACAGAGAGAATATGTCTATCAGAACCAAATCAATTCTAAAATGTCCAACCTAAAACCTGAGGAAAAGCGAAGAGTTAGAGAAGAGCCTACTGAAAGTATAGCCCCCAATTCGGCCCAGATTAGGGTTAATATGAGCGACATTGACGAAGGTGATGGCCAATAACAATCTTTATTAATAAATAGTGGGAGCTTAAAATGGCCGTAATAAAACCAGACAATAAAATCAGGCAGATGGATGGGCGTGGCATTACAGACCCATCAAATATAAATAACCTTACTTACAATGAGGCATCAGGAGGTTTTAAAAACCTTAATATTGGACCTTTTCTTAAACCAATCTTTCTTGCTGCAACTAACTCTTACACTACCGATGCTACGACTGCTCGTAGTGTGAGGAAGGGTTCAATCATAGCAGTATACAACAACTCATCAGTTTTAGGTGCTATAACCTGCGGAGATTCTCCCACCATGACAGCTCTTGCTGCTGGTGCCACCGATTCTAATGGAAACGTTGGCATTCCATGCCCTCCAAACGCTTGGACTTATATAGCAACTAACGACAAACAGTTTATCAAAACAACAGCTATAACATTATTAACTTTTATTGTTGAAGACGAAACGTACATCACATCTCAAAAACAAGGTTAAAATAATGAAGATCTGGACCAACCAATCGATTTATAAAGAAGCTAAAAAGTATTCTACTAAATCAGATTGGTTTAAATTTAGCAACACGACTTATGAATTAGCTAAACGTCGTGGCATTTTTGAAGAATGCACAAGTCGCATGGTCCATAAAAACAGGCCTCCAAAATGGACAGAAGAAAGCATTCTCGATGAAGCTTCTAAATTGTCAAGTATTTCTGATTGCCTTGAAAGATCGCCTAAAAGTTATGATGCAGCTTCCAGAAACGGCTGGATATCACAATGCTTAGAACACATGGCACGCCCTAGTTATTCTAGGCCAGAGCTTGAAATCTTAAATACTGTGAAGGTTTTGGGAAAAGATTTTAAATCCCAGCCTAAAGAGCAATTACAAAATATTATAGAATGGGTGCATACCTATGTATAAGCCTCAAGCGGTTATTTTTCTTAAAAAGACTTTAGGAGAAGACGGCTTTGAGGAGCTGAACAAGATAGAGCTGTTTAAGAAAAAGACCAATACAGTCTTAGACCCTGAAGAAATCAAAACAGCTCTTCAGATTGTACCAAGAACAATTCTGAGTTTTCTTCAAAAAGAACTCGGAGAAATGAAGGAGAACGAAGGAAAGGAAATCAAAATCCCGATAGAGCCAGAAGCCTTTTTGAATGTAACGAAGTTTGCAAACGATGTTTATTCGGGGGAAATCCGACAAAAGGGCGAAATTGTAAGCTCATTTAAATATCGGTCCTTACCCGGGGTCGGTCTAGTCATTATGTCGGCTTTCGAGTTATACGACATAAATGATCTTAACCGCATAGGTAAGCAATCTTATTCCGATCTTTTGGATCTCGATAAAGTGCAGGATATTATAGACGAGAAGCTCAGGCTTCGAGACTTAGTATCCAAAGTAGTTGACGAAAAGTTGTCAGAAAGACAAGCTATTGAAGAGCTTGTAAGAATGAGACTTTCTCAGATGCTGCTTGAAAGTTTGAGTTCTTTAGAAAAAAAGAAAAATTTAGATAAGGAAGAAGAACAAAAGCCTTCTATAGAACAAAAGGCTTCTATAGAACAAAAGCCTTCTATAGAACAAAAGGCTTCTTCTGAAAAGAAGCCTTTAAAATTAAAACAATTTCTAGATAGAAAGGCAGCAAAAGCTAAGAATCAGTCTTATGAAATTAAGATTGAAAAAAGCGAATCCGTAAATTGCCCAGATTGTGGTAATAAGATCTTCGATGATAAAGGCTTTTATGGATGCCTCTGTTTTGGCCCTGATAGGAACAAAAAGATCCATATTCGTAAAAGTGAAAACTCTGTACAACTGAGCTTTTCTAAGCAATGGGACAAAGAAAACATCGAAATGTTGCTAGAGATTCTTAGAGAACAAAGGAACAGAAAAAAGAAATAAAAATTGAGGTTTATAATATGGGTAAAGTTTATATTTTTGCAGATGGAGATAATATCGGTTCAATGGCTGGACAAAAAGTCCTCCAAAATGACTTGGAAGGTTTTATCGCTCAGTCAAAACGCATAAGAGATGGAAATAATTTAATCTCCCAATGGATTGAAAATTCTGCTGGAAAGGTTTTTAATAACGAGGGGGACGAGATAGTTGGGGAGATTGATGAATCTTTTATAGATCAAATTGAAGATTTGAGAGCTAAATATCTTCAATTAACCAATAATACAATCTCTATTGGTCTAGGAGACAGTTTAAGCCAAGCTGGAAAAGCTTTGATTGTAGCAAAAATTACAGGAAAAGACCGAGTTGTTCGATACGATCATTCTGTGGAGGACATTATTAATCGAACTCACCAAGAAGTGCATGATGGGTCTGCTGATGAAGAGCAAAAGAAAATGGATGAGCATTATATTGAGGCCACCATGTCTTATGAACAAAACCATGAAAATCAAGATATGTCTAGTGAACACCCTAAAGCTCATGAGACTTCACTAGAGGATATGATTCAGAAGCCTGAAGATTTCATTTCAGAAGATCATATGCCATATGAAGAAATGTTAGAAGAAGAACAAGAAGAAGATGATAAAGAACAACAACAGGAAAAACCTTCTGAATTTGAACAAGAACCCTCTATTGCCCTTGAAGGCGAAGAAGCTCTAGATGAAAATCTAGAGGACCAAAATACAGAGAAAGTAGACCCAGAGATGGCCACAGAAGAAGACAGCTTGGATGCTGATCTAGCTGATACTGATGGGAACGAGGAAATTCTACAAAGGATTGCTGCAAACTTAGATGCGTTTAAACAAAATAAGGATTTAATGGACCAGATTAAAGAAACAAAGCCTGAGCTTTATGCCGCTATTCTTGGTCTGCTTTACAACATGATTGAGCTGGCTAAAATGATTAGCCCTGAAGGGGTCTCTTCTGAGGAAGAGGAGAAAGAAGTAATTTATGTGCCTTCTGGGAACGACTCTGAGCATCATAAGGGTAAGGAGCAGGAGATTCTCCCAAAGCAGAAAGGCTGATAGGGATAAATCTGCGACGCCTACCAGCCAAACAAACCACAAAACACGTCGCAAAACAACCTCTTCCTGTTGGCGCAGTTACGTCTGATGGAAGAATGAAAATTATAGATCGCCAAACTGGAAGAATAAAATACATAGATGCAAAGATAGGGCTGGCACTGGATAATAGCGGGGACGCGACACATGATCGCTTCTGAAGCTAAAAGAGTCACTTATGATCAATCTTAAGTTTTTTATAGACGCCGAAGCTCTTGCTAAAGAGTTTGGAGAGCTTAAGAAGCAGGTCGAGGAAGCTATAACCCTAGGGGTTAAACAGGTAGCTTCTATGACCTATGCAAAAACTCAAGAGCTAGCATCATCTAAACTACGATCTACTAGGCAGTTATATCTAGACAATCTTTCATTTCAAGAGGTTGGGCAAGGGATATGGGTTGTTAGCCTCGACCAACCAGCACTCTGGCTAGAAGAAGGAAGAAAAGCTGGAGACATGACTGAGGATCTACTTCGAAAGAATGCGAAAATAGCCAAGGATGGCTCTAGGTATAAAGCAATACCATTTGAACATGGAAAATCGCCAAGTCAAACTTCAGCTAATGCTTTAATGTTAGTTAACCAGATAAAAGCCGAACTAAAAGCAAGAAAAATTCCCTACAAGAAAATTGAATATAATGCTGATGGCAGCCCCCGCCTTGGGCGTTTGCACACTATAAGAGACATAAACTCTCCCAAACCAAGTGCAAGAGCATCCCACGGTGCTTTGGATAGTTTAACTATCTATCAAAGAAGACTGCCCTCTGGTAAAATTCGCCGTGACATCCTGACATTTAGAACAGTAAGTAGTAAGATGAAAGGATCAAAATGGATTCACCCGGGAATAGAGCCAAAAAAGTTTATGGATGAAGCTTTAGAGTGGGCAGAAAAGATATTTAACGATGAAATATTGCCCTCTATCTTGGATAAATATTCAAAATAAACGCAACAATCTTAAAAAATATAGGAGTTGTTCATGATATTTGCTGGTGATGTCATAATCGCTGAAGCCATCCGCCAAGGTTTAGAGGATATGAGAAAAAACCTATGGCTTCTTGATGATGTCTTTGCAAGCTTCAGAACAGAACCTGCATTAAAAAACAAGTATGGCCAAAAAGAAATAGATGCAGCCAAAGACTGGTTTGTCAACAACAAGATTGAGGTAAATTTAAGATTTAGAAACGACAAGGACCATTTTCCTTGTGTAACTATAGCCTTGGGTTCATCCTCAGAAAAAGAGGACATGAAGCACCTTGGGGATCTTTCTACTGAAGTAGAAACTTTGATGCCAAACCAAATAGGTAAGCCAATACCTTATATTATAAAACCATTCGTTCCTGTATCGTATGATCCAACAACTGGCATACTTACTATGCCTAGTACTATAAAAAAAAGAGGTGTGCGTGCTGGTCAAATCCTTGTGGATCCAGACACTGGCAACGGGTACATTATCCAAGAAGTAACTACTGAAGGTGTCCGTCTTGAACAAGACCTTGACCTTACCCTTACTCGTGCTGGTATAGTCCCTAAATATCAAATTTATAAGGCGAGACGAGAACATTCCTTTTTTCAAGAAACCTATTCTATTGGCTGTCATGTACATGGGGATCCAGCGCCCCTGCTTTGGCTGCACGCGATTGTACTTTATACAATTTTAAGGTATCGTGAAAGTCTCCTAGAAGGAAGACAATTCATGCAAAGTTCTGTAAGTAGTAGTGACCTTATACAGAATCCTAATTTTGATGGTCCGGGAGGAGAAAATGTGTTTAGCAGGTACATCACCCTGACAGGCCAAGTAGAGCATAGTTGGCTGAAAACTCCTTACAGAACCATTGAAGCAATTGAAATTGATGAGGAAACTGAAAGCGGATTTCGTTCAGGGATCAAGATTTATTCTAATCTAGACAGCCCTGATTCATTGGATACTGAGAACGATATATGGACGACAACCGATGGAAATAAGAAGAATAACACCTAATGGCAGGTAATCTTTACTGTATGGCTTATGAGAATTTGAAAAAGTCACTATATAAAGCTTTTAAAAAGGCTTTGGGTTCTAAGCAGGGCATAGCACAGGCCGCAAATGATATAGCATTGGATATTAATGACTCCAATATGATAGTTAATACCCCGCCTAGCGAAGTACCAGCGCCAAAAGAAAGTGTTCTTCATAAGGATATCTCTCCAGCAGAAATTCATCAGCAGAAACAAGCCCAAGCTGAAGCAAAGCTAGGCATGACCCCTAAAGTCCCCTCTATGAAGAAAGTAGGATACGATAATAAGATGGGACAAAAAGGGATTGATAAGCTAAAAATGTTTATTGAAACTTTGTCTTTGAAGAAAAAAGAAAAGGTAAAAAAACAACTAAAATAGTATTGTAAATTATTGAAATTATTGCCCTCCAAATAGGGCATCAATCTTTGATGTAAGGAGCGCGAAGGTGGAACGAAAAAAAGAATACACAGCAAAAGAGGTCGCAGAAGGCATCCTTGCTCGAGCTAAGGAATTAGCTGAGCACCACCTTCAAAAGGCCGAAATGTCCACAAAAGAGGCTGTTAAAGAAAATAAGATGGATAAGGCCGATCCAAGAAATCAAACCACAGCTCAGATGGCAGAAATTAAAGTTCCGCAGCCTAAAGGTACAGAAGGACAGCCAAAGGCCATTGCTAAAAAACCATTACAGTTGAAAAAGTTTTTAGAAAAATGCCACGCTAAAAAACTGGCAAAGAAGAATGAGAAATAAGATGGGAAGAAAGAGAAACCCTTATAAAAAAACGACAGAGGAGATTGTGAGAGAAGCTCTAGAAAAAGAACACACAGAGTTTTTAGCGGCTCGTCAGTCAAATTTTGAAGCACCTGCGGATTCTCAGCAGGATGCTAGAGCAGCTTTTGCTGCTTTCTGGGCACTTGCTAAGAAAGATTATAAAAAAACAAAAGACCTTGAGGACATTATCTGGGCCCATCTAAAGGCATCTGGGCATGATAAGCCTGAGCTTTTTGAAAAGGGTTTAGAACATTTTGGACTTAAGAAGTAGGTAGGAGACTAAAATGGCAATCAGACTTACTACATCATTTATCAATACAGTTATCCCCGGAGCTTATTTTGAACAAAACGTTCGATCAACTCCAGTAGGAATTGGGGCCACTGGTGTTATTGCAATCATCGGTGAGGCTGATGGTGGAGAAAGTTTTGCAAACGAAAGTTTGAAAAACAACTTTTTTACTCCAGATCAGGTTTCTCAGGTTCAGCAAAAATACATTGCTGGCCCTATTGTTGAGGCTTTTCGTGCATTAAGCGCACCTTCTGCGGATGCAGATATCACTGGTTCTGTTAATAGGGTTTACATCCTTAAGACCAATGCTGGAACCAAGGCTCAAGCAATCGTAGATACAGACTACGGAATTTTAAAATCTAAAAACTTTGGCAAAGATGGGAACAAGATAAAGTACCAAGTGATAGCAACCCAGTTAGAAGTCGCTCCTTCTGTTACATCAGGAGTTGTACCTGCTTTTGGTACTGCTCTTAACAATGCGGTATTAGAATTTAGATTGAATGGCGGTCCAGTCACCACTATAAATCTTGGCAGTACAGCTACAAGCCATTCAGACATTAATGGTCTTGTCACTGAGCTTAACTCTCTTTTGCCTACTGGCATCTCTGCGTCTGTTGGCACTGTTGCTAACACATTCGTATTGACCGTAAATCCTGACCCTTCAAATTATAGAAAAGGTTGGGGTAAAACTCTTGAAATCCTATCTTCTACCAGTGCAGCACTTTCTTTGACTGCTGGACTCTACAAGTCTGCTGCTGAATCAGAAATTGAGGTTTCAGTTATCCGTTCTGACATTGGCCTAAACGAGACATTAGAAGCAAAAGGTCAGATTGCTCTAGAGATTGGATATGCAGGAACTACCGCTACTCTTTCTATCTCTGGCAATACACTTACTACTACTGTAACAGGCGGTGCAGGATCTAACCTTTCTATCGATCTTACCCAGTTTACAACAGTGAATGACCTTGCATCTTACATCTCAGCACAACCCGGATACTCTGCTTCTGCTACAACATTTGGTGCTCAAATGTCTCCTCGTGACCTTGATAAGGTGACAAACATCGGAATCTGCGCTTCTGGTGCTTCTTTAAAGCCGGGACGTATTAAAAAATCTTTAAAAAATTTCAAAGATGCTATTGCAACAAGCTCTGCTGTAGAGTTCACACCTACAGATGTAGACGGTCTTCCTACTCCAATGACTACTGCTGTTTTCTTAAATGGTGGTACTAAAGGTTCTACTTCGGTTGCTGACATAGTTGATGCTCTCACAAAACTTGAGGGTATTGCTGTTAACTTTGTAGTACCTCTTTTCAGTCGAAATGCTTCTGACGATATTACTGATGGCTTGACTGAGTCTTTATCTACTTATACAATTGACGCTATTCACGCTGCCACTAAAAGCCACGTTCTTAAGATGAGCACCGCAAAACTTAAGCGTCATCGAGTTGCTATGTTATCATATAAAGGTAATTATTCTGACGCTGAAGCAAAAGCTGCTGCGTTAGCACACTATCGATGCTACCTCACTTTCCAAGATGTTGACCAAGTAAATTCTAAGGGCGAGGTTAAGACTTTTGCCCCTTGGTACTCAGCTTGTATTGCTGCTGGAATGCAAGCTGCTGGATTTTATAAATCATTCACCAACAAACTTGCTAACGTAATCAGCTATCGGGACCCATCTGGATTTGATAGCGGTTCACCGGGCGATGTAGAGCAAGCTCTTCTTGCTGGTCTTCTGTTGTTACAATCTTCTACCGCAGGAGTAAAATGGGTAAGCGATCAGTCTACATACGGAATTGATTCAAACTTTGTTTACAACAGCCTACAAGCTGTGTATGCTGCTGACGTTCTTGCTCTTGATCTTGCTGAAAGCTACCAAACTGCTTTTGTTGGTAAGTCTTTGGCTGATGTTACACGTGCTGATGGTTTAGCTTTCTTGGCCCAGAAGATGGATATTTACCGAAGAATGAAACTTATTGCTTCTAGCGATGATGCTCCTCTTGGTTATAAAAATGAAGACATAACTATCAATGGTCCAATTATGACTGTTAAAGTTGAGATCAAGCTTGCTACTACAATATTCTTCATCCCAATAACTATTGATATTAGCCAAGTACAACAGACTGCATAAGTAATTAGGAGACTAAAATGGCAAAGACACTTACAGGCCCCAGAGCAGTAGTTAGCGTAGACAACCAAGTCGTAGGGCTATTTGAGAGCTGCTCCTACGGAGTAAACATCGGTACTGAACCTATACACATTCTTGGCAGATTCGGCGCAGACGAGATCGCTCCGACTTCCTACGAAGCCGTAACTATTAACTGTTCTGGCTTCAGGGTTGTTGGTCAGGGAGTTCACATACTTCCTAAAATGCCTAAGCTTCAAGACCTCTTGAATCTAGGTCCTGTGACAATCTCTATCCGAGATCGTCAGACTGGTGAGCTTATCATGACTGCCACTGGTTGTATACCGAACAGTTACAGCACAGGTGTAAACGCCCGTGCGACTTCTCGTATATCAATAACTTATGTTGGATTGAAGGTCACCGACGAATCGGGTGATCAAGAAGAATCTGGCGCTACTTCACTTCCTTAATAAATTCAAATACTTACAGCTTTTATCTAGGCCCCTTAATTGGGGCTTTATTTTTATGCCCATGTAAGATATAATCTTTTATACATGGGAATAAAAATTTCTTTTGAAAGAAAACAAATATTTGCAGAAAGCCGTGGCTATAAATTAATCTCAGACTCAGGTCCAGATAACAAAATAACGTTGTTATGTACAAAACATGGGGAATTCAAAGCCAGCTGGTCTAATTTTAGACATAGAAATTCCGGTTGCCCTTCTTGCAAAGCAGCAAAAGCAGCATTACAAAAAATACCCTACAACACTTTAGTAGACCTTGCTGCAAAGAACCATTTTTTAGTGCACACCACTAAGGAAGAGTACGAGAAAAGTCATTCTAAAAAAATGAAAATCGACGTAACGTGTCAATGTGGCCATAGACATAAAAAAACATCTTTTCAGCTAAGAAACTCGACAGGATGCATAAAATGCAGATATCGCAATGGGCACCCCAACCAACTTAGTTACGATGCCTATTTAAAGAAAGCAAAAGAGCTTGGCTACACTATCAAGGATAATCAAAATATAAAAAATACCAAAACCAAATTTGTTGCTATATGCTCTAAGCATGGTGAGTTTGAAACTACTTACAATTCATTAGACCAAGGGCACAAATGTTATCGATGCTCTTCTTTTGGCTCTAAGGGAGAGATCGAACTATCGCTTTTTATTGAATCTTTAGGTCTTCAAATTGAAAAAAACAACCGAACCATCCTAGATGGGCAGGAACTAGACATATATATACCTTCTAAAAAGATTGCAATAGAATATTGCGGATTGTACTGGCATTCCGAAGAAAAAAAGGGAAAAAATTATCACAAAGATAAGCATGATTTGTGCGCTAAAAATGGCATACAGCTAATAACGATTTTTGAAGACGAATGGTTTGAGCGCAAAAATCAAATAAAAACTATCTTAAAGGCAAAGCTTAATCTGTTGCCTAAAATATACGCCAGAAAAACAAAAACAGTCTTTTTAGATAAAAGGACAGCGATAGATTTTCTAAACCAGCACCACTTACAAAGTGCGTGCAATTTTCTGATTGCCCTAGGTTTGGAATTTGAAGGAGAAATTGTCGCTTGCGCCACTATTTCTAAACACCACAGGCCAAGCAGATCTGAAGCTGTTTTGAGTAGGGTATGTTTTGCTGATAAAGCTGTTGTTGGAGGCACTGGGAAGCTTTTAAAGCAAATTATTATAGAATCACGCAAATTAGGCTTTGATTATCTAGTGTCTTGGTCTGACAATAGGTGGTCTAAGGGGAACGTCTATAGAGAATTAGGCATGACCCCTGAAAAGTTAGGACCCGATTATTCATATTTCAAACTAGGAAACCCAGTACGCTTATCAAAGCAATCATGTCAAAAGAAGTATCTTTTGAAAAAAGGTGCTATTGGCAATACGGAATCAGAAATGGCTAAATCATTAGGCTATTCAAAAATATGGGATTGTGGTAAGGTCAAATGGTCTTTGAAATTATAAAAACGCAATTTAAGCGCCGTTAATGCCCCTATTTTTATATTTTTTCTGGCAATACTAAAACCTTATAAATCTCTATAAAAATAGACGTTAATTGCACTTTCACATCTTTTATGTCTTTATTAGCGTCTACCACATAGATCGGTATCTTATCCTGATATATTTGAATATATTTGTGGAAAGATTGACGCACTTTATCTTGAAACTCTATACCCTTTGTTTCAATGACATCCATAGACTTTCCACGATTTATTCGTCTTTTAAGGGAAGTTTCAGGACTTACGTCAAAGTAAATTATGGCATCAGGCAGCATTGTTATGTTCCCTATAAAATTCTCATACAAGGCCTCAGTAAATTGAGGAGAGACATTATGGTCTGTATACGCCAAATGTGAAAGCCAGCCTCGATCAGACGCTATTAAGTCAGGGCTATTGTCAGTGCTCTCCAAACGCTTTAACCAAGCGTCATTTTCGATCCTCATAGCAGAGAAGATACACTCCATTGCTTCACCTGATAAATTGTTTTCAGGAGCTAATACAACCTCACGCAACTTTAAACAAACTGGGATATGTGGATTACCAACCTCCCTAGTTTCTACCACATTTAAGCCAATTTCCTTGGCTAGATTAATAAAGAATTTCAGACCAGTGGTTTTCCCTGCGCCATCTATCCCTTCAAAATCAATTTTAATAATGCTTCGTTTTTGTTGTTCCATCATACCTATGCAAACTTGCCCATTACTGGGCAAATCTCCTGATAAATTCCTGCTTCACAGAAAGGCTGGTTTTGCATTGAGCTTACTCTTAATGCCAGAGCCTTTACCTATAAAAGGGCTTGGCATAATGCAGACCTGCCTTAGAGCACCCTTAGGGTTATAAAACCTATTGGGTATAATATCATGATTTACAATAAGAATATATAAGCTTCATAGAAACTGCAAACTATAGTTTGCTTCTTATAAGAATCATAAATTTTTATGTAATTGTAATGACGGGGAGTTTTTTGAAAATTTAACGTAAATAATTGAAATTGTGCGCTTTTATCGTCGGACGGTAATATTTACAATATCAAACAGGCATGGCGTGGTGCTTTGCCTATATAACAAACAAAAAGGAGCTATAAGATGGCAATAAAAAATCTTGCTAAAGCTGATGCTCTCGTTCGCCAGTTGGCCGAAAACCTAAAGGTACGTATTGCAGGTACCTCATCAGGTTTTGTTGACACGGTTCGAGAAGCAAGGGATTCTGAAGGGTATCCTTACCTAGTTCTTTCCGATAACGGAACTGAAACAGCAACAAACCCTGTAATTTTTATCCGCATCAAACAAATCGATGCAATATCTAAAGATATTTTTGGTAATGATTTAAAAGCTTACGCACCTCACTTGTGCGAGTTAGCTTATGAGTATAACAATGCTACTGCTACTACTACCGCTAAGCTCTACCCGTCTCATTTAGACCTTACTAAAGTTATGTTTGAAATTGCCAAACTTGGCGTTAAAGTTCAAGTTAAAGAACTTTCTGGTGCAGTTACAGAAACTAACGTCAACTCTGCCGCAATTGCGTTAGAACTTGACTGGTTACAATGGCCTACTAAGGGCGTATAAATATAAATACCAACCCTTAAGGAGGCTGAGATGGAAAAAAAGACCTATAGCAAAGAAGAATTCCAAGCAATGGTCGCAGATCTTGAATCTGAGTTCATGAAACTTTTGAAGTCAGAACAAGAAGCAGCTCAGCTCTTGGCAAAGTCTGAAGAGATGGCCGAGGAAGAAGAGAAAAAAGAAGAAGAGAAAAAAGAAGAGTCCAAGGAAGAATCTAAATCAGAAGCTGAGTCTGAAATGAAAAAAGAAGAGTCAGAAACTGAAGATAAAAAGGACGAAGAGAAAAAAGAAAAAGAAGAAGAAGAAGACGATGAGTCTCATGGATACGACGAAGAAGACATGGAAGAAATGCACAAGATGTACAGCTCTATGTCAAAAGGTGAGTTAAAAGCTCACAAAGACGCCATTGAAAAATGCTGGATGGCAAAATGTGGAGAGATGACTCAGATGGCTAAATCTGAAGCAGCCTCTGCTAAAAACGACGTATCTACTCTTCTTAAGTCTGAGCTAGAAAGTGTTAAGAAAGAAAACGAAACTCTTAAAAAGAATATTGAGGGACTCGTTGCTGCAATTAACACATATGTGACCAAAAAACAGGCCCCTGTCCGCAAGGCCATCACGGAAATTGAGTTCGTGAAGAAGTCTGAGGAGGGAAGTGTGGAGAAAAAGCTTACTAAGTCTGAGATCGATGCGATCTTGACAAAAAAAGCCCAAGATCCCAAAACTTCACCTCAAGACCGAGCGGCAATAAACTCATTCTATTTAACCAATGCTGGTGTCGACAAAATCGCGCACCTGCTTAAATAGCAACAAAAGGAGCGAATAAAATGCTTACAGAAAATTTACAATCCCTAATGAAAGCATTGGAAGCAGGCTCTCAAAATGCCGCACCTAGTACTTTGGTGCAAGGTGCTGCGTTACAAATTGAAGACCTCTCTCCAGTAATGCATAACGTAACTTTTGGAGACCAGCATATTAAAATGCAAAAGTCTCTAGCAGTAAAAGATAGCAAGTCTCAGTTGATTCAATTCAACAGACAACTTGACTACGGAATTTTTGGTGGTTCTGCTCAGTTTGAAGGCGGAATTGGAGAGGAAGAAACCAGCTCTTATGTACGAGCCGTTGTTCCTATGGCATACTACAGCACTACTCGTCGAGTGACTATAGCTGCCAACATGATCACACCATTTGATGGTGTTAAAGCTGAAGATCGTGCTGCTGAAGACGCTACTAAAAAACTAGCAGGCGATATTGAGTTTGATATCTTCCACGGTCAGGCTCACTTCTCAAACGCTGGACAGTTTGATGGAAACCCATTAGCTGTTGCGCAAATTCCAAACATGGTTGGTCTTGACCAACAGATTCGTCAATCTGACGACCAGTCAAACACTCAAGATTTAATGTTTGCTGAGTTTGGATCTGACCAATCTGTTGTTTTAGCAGTTAATGGCGGTCTTTCTCAATCTATCATTGAAGATGCCGCAGTTCGATCTGCTATGAACATGGGTGCTGCTGATAGTCTTCACCTTGACCCAATCAGTTTATCAACTTACAACAAGATCGCTAACTCTAAAGAACGAATCATCCTTGCTGGATCTCCTCAAGAGTCTACAGGTGCGAGCTTGCGCCAACAATGGACTGCTTCAGGGGCAATCCAACTTGAGCCTAGCAGATTCTTATCTGGTAAGACTAGACCTGCTCGTAGTCGTGCTGGCAGCCCTGCTGCTCCTACTCTTAATACACCTACTATTACTACAGGTGCTGGATCATTGCTTGAAGCTGGTACTTACCAATACCGAGTAACTGCGGTTAATATGCGTGGCGAATCAGCTATATCTGCTGCTGTTTCTGCAACCGTCACTACTACTGGTGACGCAGTTAATTTAACTATCGTTGCTGTTTCAGGCGCACAATACTACAACGTATATCGTTCAAATAAAAATGGATCTGCTAATGATGTTAAGTTTATCGGTCGTATCCGTCAAGGATCTGGTAACCCAGTATTTGTTGACCTAGGCAATAAGTCTCCCGGTTTCGTAACTGCTTACCTCTTACAAAAAGACACAATGGCATTACATCAGTTAGCTCCATACAGCAAACTTAAGCTCGCTGTTAGCGATCTTAGCTTGCCTGAGGCGCACTTCCGATTCTTATGCTTGGCAGTGTACCAGCCACGCAAGAATGTGATCTTAGATAACATTACTGGTCAATTAGCCTAATAAATTCGCATAGTTAGGCGTAAACCCCAGATAGAAAATATCTGGGGTTTTTTATTTGACTTTTCATATTAAAAGTGGCAATATTGTACTTGAGGTGACCAGATGCCACGAAATTCTAAGTTAGACATAGAAACAGAGACAAGATTAAGAAATTTAGTTGAGAATGGCCATAGCAAACTTCAAATTTCCCAAATTATGGGATTTAATAAGGAAACGATACGCTATTGGTGTAAAAAACTTAATTTAAATCCTTCAAATCGCCAAGAATCAAAAAATGATCTTAAAAAAGAGGAATTTAAGAAGCTTTTGGAAGAAGGTAAAACCATAACAGAAGCTCGTATAAAAGTAGGAATTAGTCCTAGCACAGCTCAGAAATGGGCAGATTTGTTAGGTGTTAGGGATAAAGTCAGAACTAGAGCACAAGCAGCAATCGAAGACAAGGTTTTATCATTTGAAGAGGCCACTAAAAGAATGCCAGCTGGAAGTGGAAAAGTTATTGGCTTTGAAAATAAAAAATACATAATACAAACTGAAGATGGTTTTATTTATAGAAAAAGCTCATCAAAATTGTACCAAGGCGACCCTAGAGGTAAAAGCGGTACTCGCTGGGACCTTTCTATGGTCACTGCGTTCCTTAAAAATTTAGGATATGAATATGTTGAGGGTTTCACTAAAATAGGAAAGCCTCTTAAGGCTCGTCACGAGAAATGTGGGAATATAAGAGAAACCAGATTAAAACTTTTTGAATCTCAGGAATGCCCTACCTGCTCTAATAGAGGAGTTTCTAGGCAAGAAGAGCAGGTAAAAAGTTGGATTGAATCTTTAGGATTTACAACTTGTAAATATAAATTTCCAAACAATACTACAAAAAAGAAAGAAATCGACATCTTTATCCCGTCTTTAAAACTAGGCATAGAATACTGTGGCCTTCATTGGCATACAGAAGAATCTGGTAAAAATCGCACCTACCACATAAACAAAATGAAAGAAGCAAACTCAGAAGGAATTCGTCTTATAACGATCTTTGAAGATGAATGGCTAGAAAGACAAGATCAGGTCAAAAACTTTTTACTATCTGTTATGAATCAAAACCAATATAAGATTCATGGACGAAATACTGTGGTTAAAGTCGCAGACAAAGAAATGGCTAACAAGTTTTATGAAGATAACCATATCCAAGGTAGGCCTTCAACTACCATATTGCATATTGGCCTATATACAAAAGACGGAACCATGGTGGGTTGTATGAGCTTTGGCCCTCATCATAGAGGTTCTGAAAGCAAGGTAGTGGTTCTTAACCGATTGGCTTTCCTTCATAACCACACTGTTCATGGAGGGGCATCAAAGCTTTTATCTTTTGCTATAAGTTTACTAAAGCCTATGGGATACGAAAAAATCTTGTCTTGGTCTGACAATAGGTGGTCTGAGGGGAAGGTCTATGCAGCTCTTGGCTTCTTTTTAGAAGATGAGCTAGGCCCTGATTATTCATATGTAAAAAAAGATGGGGGAAGAATTTCAAAACAATGCTGTAGAAAAAAGGACCTTTTGAAAAGAGGTGCTATTGGCAATACGGAATCAGAGATGGTTAAATCATTAGGCTATTCAAAAATATGGGATTGTGGTAAGAAACGCTGGGTAATGAATATTTAAGAGGCAATCTTTAAGATGTAGCGGGCGACGCTGCCATTCCCTAGATGGCTAGGGGGTGTATCGGGACGGATTGGGCAATGTTTATAGAGAAAAAACGAAAAGGCGTTTCTCCACGCCTATTTACGGCTGATGGAACCTCAAACGGTGTTGTAACCGTTGCAGACGCTCGTGATTTCTTCGTAAAACAAAAAGTCTATATCAAATCCAATGCTCTTCCAGATCCTAAACAGCTAGAGATAAAAAGATTTGTAACAAATAATTCTTTTAAGGTAGGGCCTGTAGGAGACAATATTAGGTCATACGCAGACATCTCTGGCTACCTTGTAGCAGACTCAGCTACTATATCAGCAGATGAGCAAGACAGGCCGGGAATAAAACCTGACGAAATAAATAGGGCCACCTACGCAGAAGAGCCTATTGTCGCCAAGCGTGTCATTATGGTTGATGAGTTTGGTAATTATTACAACAGCACCAATCCTCTACCTATCGAGGCATCTTTTAGTGGTAGTTTGGCTGTAAATCTTAATGCTTTTGACAATCCAAACCCAGATAGCGTATTAGGTGTAGGCTCTGAGAATGGTACTCCAACTGGCATTAGACACGTAATGCGTGTAGATTCTAACTTAGATCTTAGAGTTGGCATCAGTAATGGGTCAAATAAAGCTAATGTAAATACTACAGGTGAGCTTTCAGTTATCGACTCTGTTGCTAGGACATCATTAAACTCCATACTGAATAAATTAACAGTTGGTCCAGTTCCAGTATCGCTTGTTGATGAACCTATCAAGATTTCAGGTACTGAGAATGGACAACCAAACGGTACAGAGTTTACTTTTGTAAACAATCGTCTTCAACAGATACTGAAGGCAAAGGATAGGGTAGGAACAATCACATACGCCGATTTTGGTACAAAAAACCAAAGGATTACGCAGATAACCTACACAGCTCCTAGTATTGGGACTGGGGCGGGCTATACTGCGGTTAAAACATTTACATACACTCTTGTGGGAAACAAATATAGAAGAGACACACCGGGAGACTGGTCGTTAGTTTAGTGTTTAAGGAGAAAGGAAAAACATGAAATACATAAATGCAGACTTAATGGCGTCAATAGGTACCACATATGACCAGACAAGAACGACAATTCAGGGTAGGATTTACCAGAAAGTTATTGGCAGCCAACAGGTGTTAGGACCTTCACTTAATAAATTTATTGACGTTGTTACAGACACTGTGGGTCAGTATCCTTACATGGTTTTTATTTCTGAAAACGGTAGGATTTTTACTTTAGGCTTTAACGTTGGTGGATACATACAGTGTTTTTTGCATACTATTGATTTAAACACTAGCGCAGTTACATATGTAGGAAGAATTCAATTTGCAGTTGCAAATACCCCTTTGACTACTCATGTATATAGAGGATTTAAAGTTATTGATAATGGGACCACAGGGTGGAAAATTTTCTTAGCTACAACAGCAACTGTGCTAATCAACGGAGGTCTATACATGGTCAACAATATAGACCTTTCGGATTTTGTGCCATTTGGATTCCCTTCTATTAATTTTGCCACAGGTGACAATCAAAAAGCGGTATATTTTTTACAAAATCCCTCAGCTATTGGAGTAGGTCAGCTTCAGACATCTACTGCTGGTATTATTTTGGACCCCACTCAAAATAGATTATATGCTCATAACGGAGCATCAGCAGTACACCAATATTATGTCTACAACACGGCTGCTATGCCCACATACTCTACCTCGTATGTAACAGGTACAGCCCTTACAGACACAATAACACATTTGGGTCATAATTTCTCAGAGAATGATCCTATTGTTTTTACCTCTTTAACTGGCGGTGCTGGCCTTAATGTCGGTACTGTTTATTTTGTAAGAAACCCTAACCCGGGACTTACCTATAAACTTTCAGCATCGCCAAGTGGCCCTATCATAAACTTTACAACCGATATAACTGTAGGATACGTCGGTCGAGCCTTTGGTACTACTGGCTCAAACTGGCTTTTTAAAACAGGAAACCTACCTGCGTTATCAGGTGTCTTGTTAAACAATAACAGTGAGTGTTTTGCGATCCCGGGACACACCTCAAACGCAGGACAAAATTGTGTGTTTTTTGCAACATCGACGTCCCTTTATATGGGTAGGCTTTCTGATTTGACCGCAGGCGCTACTACTTGGCCAAGTCTTGTTTCTGCAAATCTTCTTGGGACCCCAAACCAAATACTACCCCCTACGGCTGCTTATGCGGCATGGTCTACGCAACTAGATAGAGCAATTTATGTAACTAATTCTAACATTTTAGTAATGAAGCAGTTAATTAGCAATTCTATTGATGAAATTATTTGTGGAAATAATAATCAATATAGGGAGAATTCCCCCAGTGATATAGTGGAATATAAAATGCAGCTTATAAACGGAATTTCCACAGAACAGGGTTGGCTAGCCACTCTAAGCTCGCCCAGCATCACAGGTCAAAGAGGGGTTTATCTAACAGACCTAAGAAGTGATGCTAGGTTTAATTATTCGTATATTGTGACAAAAGTTTTAGATACACCTTCAAGCATTTATAAATTTGTAACATCATTAAATAAATATTTGGAATTTACCAAAAATTTAGAAGTGCACTATAGAACTTCTGGTTTTTCATCCATCACAGGAGGGTGGACGCCTTTGCCTTTTGCAGAAGATATATCAACCGTTGCTTCTGGGGCTCAGGTTCAATTCAAGATTCTTTTTAAAACGCTTGGTATTGGAACATCAATTCCAGCGCAAATATACGAATTAATATTAGGTATTCAAGATCTCAATGAGATCTCTTCATACTGGGAGTACCACCATACCGAAACCAACCCTGCAAACAATCAGGTAGTTTATAGGTTAAAAAGGGCTTACAACGGATCAGTACCAAATCTTAGGCACACAGTAAGAGACTTAAGCGATACGATTGTTGCTAACCATACAACGTTGGCAAACAGCTCGTTCTTTGAATACTCAACCGATAACGGAGCAACATGGCTATCTCTTGGAACTATTCCAAATACGGTTGGAACACTTTTAAGGTATACTAACAACTCTTTACCTGCGCAATCATTAAGACCAGCTTTACAAGAGGCATAATATGGCTTTAAATTTTCTTGTAAACAATAACTTTCTTTACCAGCCTGTAGGACCTGCTATTCCAATAGTAGCAAACCCTTACTATGAGCCGAGAGCTATTTTCTCTATTAATGCTAGTAATAAGCTACAAGGAACTTTCTGGGTGACTAAAAATGGCGAACAAATGACTTCTAATTTAGGCACTTTATCTTTTGTGGTCAGAGACCAAAACGGTGCTGCGATAGGTATTGCTCAATCTGGTTTAACGGCAGACCCTAATGGTTTTTATTATATGACCCCAGTGTTAGCAACTGCTATTCAGGATTTAACCCATTATACAGTAGAGATTACAGCAATGGCAGACACTCAATTAAGAAAGGGTGTAGTAGCCATAACGTTAGGTGAATAGATGGCAACACGAAGAATTAGGGCTACTATAAACAACAAATACGCCCAGCCACTCAAGCTCAAAACTGGACGTCGTTTGGTAATAACCCCTAATGTTAATTATAATTCTATTCTTTTTACAAAAAAGCACAAAGCTATTGATGATAGGTGCTTAAAAGCCAAAGTTTGGGCAAAGTTTGATGGTCAAAACTTTGATGGTATCCATATGGTTGCTGCTCTTTATGGTGATAATGAAACGCTGCTAACCTCTGCTTCATGCGTGTTTAATGTTTATTATGTGAATGCTGACCAAAACTGGGGAAAAACACTGGTTTATACAGGGAATGCCACCTTACATGGAGGTTTATGGGTATTGCCAGCGACACAAGCAAATCTAGGCTTATCAACAGAACTAGATGGGGAAAGAACATTAATGATTGAGGCCACCATAACTAGGCTTGGGAAAGAGTACAAATCTTCAGTTTATGTGAACCATCTTGGAATTTATGATAGTTTCTTTAGGCTTAAAAACGAAGTGGAGTTTTTATTTGTAACCAAAAAGGATGAATAAATATGAGAAAATACGCACTTATTAAAGATAATGTTGTGGTTTCTATTGAGACCTTAGAAGAAAATTCTCTTCAAGATAAGGCATGGGAATACCAGCTTATTGTCGACATTCAAGATATGGCAGTAGAGCCTCAAGTGGGTTGGATCCTTGAAGGGAATCAACTTGTACCTTCCTCTCAATCTCTTAGTCCAGAACAACTTGAAGATATGCGTATGAGGGCTAGGTTTAAAGTGGGCAACAAAATTTGTGATGAAGCTGTTGTGATGATCTCAAGAAAGAATAAGATACTTGGAAAAACTGCTGTAGAGATTAATCAGATCATCACAACATTTATGCCCATTGAGCAGGCGTTGAGAAAGTGTGCTTTGCCTACTGCTCTTAATGGTATTAATCAGATTAGGAGTACTTACCCAGAGTATGGAGAAATTTTTGATTATGTTGCTGCAGAGTTGTCTAACTATTTGAATTCTGAGGCTTAATATGAAAATTAAATTTTATTATTTATTTTCCAGAAATAAAAAAATCGGATCCAAATTAATCTCTTGGGCTAGTGGTTTACTTGTAAAGGATTTGGATAAGGTCCCATCTCATATGGCCATTCTTATCGAATTTGAGGGATGCCAGTGTGCTTTTGTGCTTGAGTCAGTACTTGAGGCAGGTGTGAGGATTGTACCATACACTAAATGGTTAGAAATCAATGAAGAGTGTTACAAGATTCAATGCCCCAAAGAGAGGACACTTGAGGAGGTTTTTTACTGGGTCAACCTCTACTGGGGTAGAAAGTATGATTGGCTTGGAATCGCATACTTTGTATGGAGGTTTTTCCTTAATCTTGTTTTTAAAGTTGATTTTCCAAAAGAAAACGCATGGCAATCTGATGATAAATACTTTTGCAATGAGCTTGGTGGCAAAATAGCAGGATACAACAAGTACAGTATGGTAACCCCTGCCAAAATGTGCTCTGATTTCTTAAAAGCGATCAAGCCTAATTAGAACGCCAATTTAGCTTTTTAGCTGTTTGTAATTAGCTTAGTAAGTAGAGAAACAAGCTGTTGGTGCTGTTTTTGTACATCTTCTCGTAATGATTCTATTTTTTCGGCTAATTGCTTAATTTCAGAATTATATATAGCTTTAACGTGGTCGATGTCTTTGTCAACCTTTTTCTCCAAGTTGGCAATGTCGCGAGTAAGGGCATCAAGTTTTAGATCCACAGCCTTTAAATCGCTTTCTGCTATAGTCCTAGCGTTAGCCACTTCTGCAATGATCTTATCATTGATTTCTTTTTGAAATGAAGATTTTAGTTTTGACAAACTTACAGCTACGGTTAAAAGTGTACCTATAGCACCTATTACTGCCCCAATCATGCTTGATTCCATGCCAAATCCTCTTTAAAAAACCTAATATAAAGATTAACACTCATTAACACTCATTACGTTCTTTTGATGATATAATAGTATATTGCGGAGGTGTGAAATGTCATTAGTTGATGAGAAGGATGTATTATTAGATTCCCAAGGCAATGCCTCTTGGGAAATTAATATGACTGCCCCAATTGGAGGAACCTACCAAGGTGTTTTTCAATTTAGGACTGTACTATCTCCTATCCAGCAGATTGAAGCTGACAGGGACTTTCGTGAACTTTTAGGTGCAAACGCCTCCTTTGCTACAACCCATGTTGAAAACTTAGCCTATGTTCTAGCACAGCTAAGGCAGCGCATTATCAAAGCGCCTCCTTTTTGGGATGATGGTTTGTCTAAGTTTAAGGGCTCACACATTCGTGATGAGGAGATTATCCAAGCTGTTTATGAGGCTGCGGTCATAGCAGAGACTAAGTTTAGGGCTCATCTTAAAGAAAAGCATAAAGCTTCTATTGAACGCCTTAAAGCATTTATTGAGCGTCAGGAAGAAGAGGATCGCCTAGAGTCAGAGTTAGAAGAAAAAGAAGAAAATGACAATACTGATTTAAATAACGACATGGCAGATACATTGGGGGACAAAAAGAAAAAGAATAAAAAAAGAAATAAAACAACTACTTATGAATAAGTCAGATTGTTATGATTGATCTTAAAGAGCTAAAAGAAATTGCCCTTGCCAACGTAGTAGACCCAACGTCTGAGTATTTATTTCGTTATGTTTGTCGTTGGTATTCTAAAACCTTCCACACTCCTCTTCATGTAGTTATTACAGAGCTTCCATTATCAGAGGTTTTACTTGCTTATTTTGAGGAAGGGTATGAGATGATGGATGAGGATGAGCGTTTTGTTGAGGTGATGAGAGCTATTGACCCATCCTTTGATGAGCAAGAGGAAGAATCCATTCAGAAATTTATAGAAATGATTGAAGCAGAGGAAAAGGCTAAAATGTTAGCTAAAAAAGGGGATAAGGGGAAAGCAGCAGAAGGAGGAGCAGATTCTAAAATAGATAAAGCTAACAACTTAGCCAATAACAACACCTCCCCTCTTACTCCTTCTATTCCTCCATCACCCACTACTACTACTACTACTGTAGTTCGCACGTATGTAGACGACACCCCATCTGATGAGGAGATAGGGGAAGAGTGGGCATTAGATGGTGAGGAAGATAATAACGAATAATAAACCTACAATACTGTATTTAAATACTGTCATAACGCTCGTAATAGCCTTTATAAGCCCCTTAATATACTTAAGCCTATATAACCCTATTTTTAATTATAAACGGATCCTAAGCCCATATAGCGCTTATTAATATAGACCTCAGAATAAGCACAACAAATGGCTTTTAAATTCATGTCTTATAAGCTGCTTCTTATTCTGCTTCTTATTCTGGTATGGAAAATAATTAGGGGAAGGGATAAAAGAATAAGTGTGCATAACTAAATTTTATCTACTTATTTACTTTTACTTATACTTCTCATAAATATTCAAATTTGTGGTATAAACAGGTTGACTAATTACCTATAATCCCAATCTTATTTTTTAGGTATACCCCGTCTGAACATGCGCAGGGTGATTGACCATCATCAAATCGCAAGGGTTCCGGGAGCTTTGCACCATCTTAACTGGTCATGGATGGCAGTAAAGTAAGTAAGTGAATTTGAGCTGAAGGATAAAAATTAAAGCAAAAAGCGATTAGTCCCTTGGCCCAAGCCATAAGAGCTTTATTTTGGCGCATTTATGACTTCCTAATAAGCTCGAGGAGTTTATCCAGCTTTTCATCGTCAAGTTTTCCATTGTAGATTGATTTTAAAAAAATTGGTAGTTTTTCAAGAAGAGCAGGGCGTCTTATTTTATCTTCAAATGATTTATTTGAAGCCAATGCTAAATCAAAGAAAGTGTTCCAATCTTCGGAGCCTTCCTTGAGGCCCAAGGATTTGGCGTAAAACTCTAATCTAACCCTGTCCTTAGGTGGTGGCAGTAATCCGCGCTCAATTCTGGAAATTTGAATAGCATCCAATTCAAATTGTTCGCAGTATTTTCTCAGGGTAAGACCAGTTTTAGCTCTTAACTGTTTAAATAGACTTCCAAACTCTCGCATATAATCCTCCATTTACAAATAGCAAAGCCATTAGTCCCTTGGCCAAAGGCCAAGGGCTTTTTATGGCTGAGGTTTTACAAAAACTTTTGCCATTTATAAATTCTTAATAACTTGAAGCAGCTTATCCAGCTTTTGATCGTAAATCTTTTTATTGTCTATTCTTCTTAAAAATAACATCATTTGTTGAGAAAAATCGATGAAGTAATTCATCTTTTTCTTGTAAAGATTTTGATCGTCGATTGTGGTTAAAAATAACATCATTTGTTGAAGAAATTGGATAAGATTATCCATCTTTTCATCATAAAGATTTTTACTGCTGGTTTTTCTTAAAAAGAATATAAATTGTTGAAAAAACTTGATAATTTGATCCATCTTTTCATCGCTAAGCTTTTTATTGCCTATTGTTCTTAAAAATAACATCATTTGCTGAAGAAATTGGAGAATATTATCAATCTTTTCATCGCTAAGCTTTGTATTGTCTATTGTTCTTAAAAATAACATCATTTGCTGAAGAAGTTGGATTAATTTGCCACGCTTTTTATTGTCAGGCTTTTTATTGCCAAGCTTTTTGTTTTCGATTGTGCTTAAAAAGAACATGAGCTGTTGAAGAAAAGCAGTGCGCTTCATTTTATTGTTAAATGATTTATTTGAAACTGACGCCAACTTAAAGAAAGTTTTCCAATCCTTTGATCCTCTTTTGAGGCGTAAGGATTTGGCGTAAGAATTTAATCTAACCTTGTCCTTAGGTGCTGGCAGTAATCCACTCTCAATTTTGGAAATTTGAGTATAATCAAATCCAAATTTTTTGCAGTATTTTTTGATGTCAAGACCAGTTTTAGCTCTTAACTCTTTAAATAGTGTTCCAAAGTTTTTCATACGGCCTCCATAGTTGTTTTAAACATTATATAACATTGTATTTAAATGTCAATACTTTTATTTAAATATATCAAGCTGGACAATAATAGCCTATTTTGACAGAACGAAAGCGAAATTTCTTCAAAAAGACGCTTTCACCCACGACCTTCAATACGACAAACGTGACATTTTTTCAAAAAAATGTCACATTTGACATTTTAATAGAATATAACCCTAACACTCTTCTTAAACCCATTATAAACTCCATTAATGGATATTAGAGTCATTATCAATGAGATCACTGATCTGATCCAATAGATAATTGACATAAGTTTCATGGTTTACATTAGGACCCAAGTCTGTAATGGAAAACTTAAACCCTGAGTTTTCTTCTAATAACTCTATCCAGTCAATTATCTCATCATTTATCTCATTAACGAGTCTTTCTAACTTAGCGTAGGTAGATTGGCCTTTAATTAGGATCATTTTATACCTCCTCATCTTATTACTTAGCTTGTCCAGAGCCTGATTGCTCTTTAACTATAGGGCATTCGATATCAACAGCAGAATTAGGTGAAGTTTTTTTAGCCTCTTTCTGTTTTGAAGCAGAATACTCTTCAAACAAGATATTAGCTGCACCTACAGGTAGCTGTGGTATTGTGTTGTTGTTTTCTTTATTTCCCATATAACCTCCTTATGGTTAGTTTACACTTATATAAGCAACACAAATGCCAGTGTGAGAATAAATATATTTGAGCTAAGGGTGTAGTGAATGTAAAAGTTTTATACAATGTTTAGGGCTTTGATGTGTTAAGTTATTGAAAAGATTGTGGAAATAGAAAATGTGTCAGATTAATTGACAAGTCAAAAGTGTAGATGGTTGTATGGGTAGGGGTGGAGGTAGAGGGTTTAAACAATTGCGCAATATTAAATTAGCGCAGGGCAGAGTGAAAGTGGCGGGGCGGAGACTGGTTATATTGGCGATCAGGGAGTTTTGTATCCTTGTATCAAGGATAAGGATATTGCGCTATTAATCAGTACAGTGGTAGTTTCCTTACTCAGGACAGACCTATGGCAACCCTATGGCAACCCTAGGGATCGAGGTCACTTGGCTATCGCTTACTCAGGACGGAATACCCCTAACCCTAGCCATCGAGGTCCCTTGGCTATACCTAGCTCAGGACAGAGCTATGGCAACCATAGGGATCGAGGTACAGGACCTATCGTTGTCAAGGGCTAGCTAATGGGCTAGTGATGGGACTAGCAACGGAGAACCGGAACCGGAACGACTAACCGGAACCGGAACGGAGAACCGGAACGGAGAACCGGAACATTGAACAATGTATCACAAAAAAATAATAAAATCCCAAAAAAAATAAAATCTTGACAGAATCTTGACA